TCAACGAAGACTACGTGTCTCATAACACGCCTTACGGCGTCGGGAACTTCTTCCATGGTACTTGGGTAGATGCCATATCTGGAGGCAACCCATTCAACCCAATCAGATTGTATTGGCAGATGCACCCTGACAGAGATGAGAAATGGTATGAAGAAATGTCTGCTGCTCTTGGTCCCAAGAGAACTGCTCAGGAGATAGATGGTGACTTCCTATCATCAGGTAATACAGTATTTGACTTAGCTGATATTAAAGCTATAGAGGAATGCTTATTCGACTACCCTGTTATCAATACTCGTCTTAAAGGTCAGTATAAAGAGTTCAACGAACCAGACCCAAACAAAGAATACTTTATCGGTGGTGACTGTGCTACTGGTAGAGGTACTGACTACTCTGCTTTCACCTGTATGGATAAAGAAGGGGAAGAGGCTGCAGTATATAAGGGGAGAATACCCCTGAACAAGTATGCCCGACTCCTTGGAGATATTGGAGAGAAGTATAACTTTGCTAAGTTAGCCCCAGAGACTAACGACGTTGGTATGACGGTAACTACCATACTTCAAGATGAGGGATATCCTAATCTATACTTCTATACTAAGCTCTTACGTAAGAAGAGGAAGAATAGACCAGAAGAAGATAAGTTCCCGGGATGGTTGACCACAACCAAGAACCGTTCTGTAATAATCGAGAACTTAGAGAAGGATATCAGGGAAGAGAACGTAATTATAAAAGACCCGTTCTTTGTACAAGAAGCATATACTTTCATCTATGACGGGGCTGGAAGACCAATTGCTCGTGGTAAGCATAGAATGAATAACTCATCTATGGACCTAGATTTGGAAGGTGAAACCTATTCCGATGATGCTATATTCGGTAAAGCTATCACAAATCATATCAGGTCTCACAGTCCATCTGGTACTGTAGTAATTCCTCAGTAAGCATAAACCATTCAATATAACATGAAACTTAATCCTATCAGTTGGTTCACCAGGTCTAAGCCTGTGGAATCTCAGAACAAAGATGAGGGAAAGGGTTCAATAAGTCCGGGCAGAGTTTCTCAACCAGATGATGGTGTGGGGAACTCTGAACTCATTACCACTCTCAATGGTATGACGAACTTAGTTACCCCAACGTTCAGAACAGAACTAATACCTATCATTCGGGACTTGTACAAGATAAACCCGGACGTCAGCATTGCATTGCAGGACATGTTCAAGTTGTCGAATACAGGTCATACTATCGACTTTCCAAACAACACTCCCGATGAGTCTACCAAGATGAGGGAACATTTAAGGAATGTATCCAAGAGGTGGTCGAAGTATACAGCCGGAATAGATGGGTTGGTAAACAAGTTCATAGTTCAGCTTCTTGTTAGTGGTGCTATATCGGTGGAAGGAGTACCAAACAAGAAGCTAACAGGATTGGAAACCATACTCTTCATTAAACCTGAAACTATAAGGTTTAAGAGAGAGAACAATGGAGTATATCACCCATACCAAAGGAATCCCCGTTTGGTAGATGGTCTTAAGGATTCATTCATACGATTGAATACCGAGACCTATTGTTATGTTGGTATGTACAATGATACTGATGAACCATACGGGGTACCTCCATTTATGTCGGCTTTGGATTCTATCGCTGGTCAGCATACTATGCGAAAGAATTTTAAACACATCATGGAGGTAATGGGTATGGTTGGTTTCCTTGAAGCTAAGATGGCTAAACCTCCTCGTACTGCTGGAGAAAGTGAAAAAGCCTATGCTGATCGTTTGAACAGTACTCTTCGGAAGATGAAGACCAACATTGTCGGCGGTATGTCAGATGGAGTAGTGGTTGGTTACATAGATGACCATGAATTCAAACTGAGGTCAACTTCGGCTTCTATGCAGAATATAAACCTTCCCTGGAATATGAATCAACAATCCGTAGCAAACGGCCTCGGAGTAAATGGTTCTATCATAGGAGTATCTGCATCACAGAGTGGTACCGAGGGTGGAGCTGGTATACAGCTGTCTAAGATGATATCCCAGTTAAAGAATATTCAAACCCTGGTAATCTTTGTACTGGAGTTCTTTTATTCTCTAGAATTGCGCTTGGCGGGGTTCAATAACAAGGGAATAACTATCAAGTTCGGGACTTCAACTGTTTCTGATGATATTAAGTTACAGCAGGCTCGTGAATATCGGGCTCGTGTAAATGTAACCCTGTATAATCAGGGTATTATCAGTCAGGACCAGTTTGCTCGTGATATGGGTTATGAAACTCCGGACCAACCCGAACCAAGAACTCCTGTAGATTCGGATGATTCAGATGGTACGGGAGATTCAGATACTGGTAAGAAGAAAAAGAAACGGGAAGATGACAAAGACAAGTCAGACCGTAGGACCAGGGATAAAACAAACCCTAATCCCAAAAGAAAAGACCAAGACAGTAAACCAAGATAAATTATGCCAAATGTTCATCAGAATACCGATGTAATGGTATTAAGTGCAGCTCATAGCTTAATGGTATCTAATGTACCAGAAGTAGTTATTGATGCTCACTCTCTCTCCGAAAACTTCTACAAGGGTACTGTCAACTTTAGTGAAGACCCTAAGAAGTCACTGGAAAGGTTTGGTATGTGGGGTGGCACTTTGAATGTCAACCAGTTCATGCCAGAAGTAACTCCAGAAATGTTAAAGCCAAAGGACAGTGACTTTATAGAGCCAATGTTCCGAATGCTTTCTGCCGCAATAGTGGCAAAGAAGTACAATCCCACTGAGTTTCCGGAAGCAGTGCTGAAGGAATCTATGCCTCTCCTAGTAGGTCAGTCTGTTAATCTCGACCATGAAACCGATGTAGCTAATGCCATTGGAGCAGTTAAGTCTGTAGAGTGGCAGGAAGCTTACCAAGATGAAAAGACCGGGGTAGTTATCCCAGCTGGTATCAATGGTATCATGAAGATAGATGGGCTTTCCAATCCCCGTATAGCTAGGGGTATTCAGATGGACCCTCCTTCAATACATTCCAATTCGGTAACCGTAGAGTTTGCATGGGAACCCTCTCATTCCTTTGAGGATATCTGGGAGTTCTATTCCAAACTTGGTACGTATACTGAAAGTGGTGAACTGATTCGCAGGATTGTTACCAAAATCATTTCCTACAAAGAGACATCTTTAGTATGGCATGGAGCAGACCCCTTTGCTCAGCTTATCAAGAGTGGCAAATTAAACAGCCCTGCTTATGCGGGAAGTCAGTACTACTCCTTCTCCGAAGAAAAAGCTGCCGAGGCTAATGATCCCGCAAAGAGGGTCTCTATGTTCGACTTCAAGATTCTTTCTGAAAAAGAGATAAAGTACAATACCACCCAATCTAATAATGAAAAGGGTGCCGGAAAGGGTAACCACAATAACCAAACAAATAAAACAAACATGGACAAAGAATTGCAGCAAGTGCTGGCGAGCCTCTTTGGTGAAAATCTTTTGACCCTTTCTGAAGGTCAGGAAGTTTCGGCAGAGCTGGCTCTCACCCAGATTAAAAACCTGGTACAGCAGAATCAGAGCCTCACAGAGGTCGTGGCTTCCAAAGACACCGAGATTCAGACTCTCAAGGAAGAGAAGGCAAATCTCGAGAAAGACATGGAGTCTTACAAGGAAGCAAAGAAAAATTGGGACGGTCATATCAAATCATTCCGTGAGGAGACGGTGGCTGCCTACAAGAAAGTTTCCGGCGAGGAGAACGTAGACCAGAATATCTTGGCACTCCTGGAGAACGAAGGAACTACCATGGAGACCCTCAGTGCTCTGCGTAAGACCTACGATGCACAGCTGGAGGACAAATTCCCGATGCACTGCAATCATTGCGGTTCTCAGGACGTGGGCCGGGCATCGTCTATCAATCCCGAGGGAGAAGACGAGACGAAGAACGGAGACAAGTCTACTCAGGCAGTTGCCCAGGCTTTGGCCGACCGGAAACTCCGAGGAGGAAAGAAATAACAGAAAAGTAACTTAAATCTCAAATTAAATTATGGCAGACTTACACAAAGTGGGTTCCCGAACCCCGCAGGCTGTGATTTACAAAAGTGAATCGCACAAGCTTCATCAGGCATTCCCGGTAAAGAAAGGCGATACCATCGTTCAGGGTCAGCCCGTAAAGCTGAATACTGATGGTACTATTTCTCCGTATACCGGAGCATCGGGCGAAATGTACCTCGGTATCGCTATCGGTTACAGCCAATACCCCGCATATCCTCCTACGGCAGCCGGAGTAGAGGTTACAGTAATGGTCCAGGGCTACACCATTATCCATGGTATCGCCAAGGCTAAGATAACCACTACTGGTTATGTTCAGACGGACGGTACTCTTGACGACAGTGGCACGTATCCCAACTTCAGTCCCTCGGCTTCCAATGCCGAAACTCCTTTCCTGGCTATCAACGTGGCTGAGGTAGGCGAACTGGTACGAATCCTCGCAAAATAACAAGAAAAACACATTCAGAATATGGCAGAAAAAACTTTCACTCGGGACCAGTACTTAAAGGAGCTTCCCGAAATCGTAAAGAACATGGATGGCTTCCGACAGGGAAGCAACAAGAGTCTTCCGGTAGACATTCATCTGGATGATATGCTCCAGGAGAAATACGGCATCACACAGGAAGATTACTTCAAGGCCGTCGGATTCAATCCCAAAGTTGACACGATGGAGAATATCTACTCCATGCCGAATCCCGAACTCCGCTGGCTCGTTCCGGAGATTGTCCGTGAGGCAATCTATCTGGGAATGCGTGAAGCACCTTTCTATCCCAACATCATCGCCTCCGACCAGCCTATCAACGGGTTGACCGCAATCATGCCGCTCGTCAACATGTCCGACGCCAACCCTGCCCGGGTGAACGAGGCAGAGACCATTCCTCTGGGTACCGTATCTTTCGGCCAGAAGTCGGTCAACCTCTTCAAAATCGGTAAGGGTTTCAAGGTTACCGACGAGGTACGAAGCTACGTATCGATGGACGTGATGGCAATCTTCCTTCGTGACTTCGGCGTTCAGCTTGGTTACGCAATGGATGCTCTGGCCATGGATGTCCTCGTAAAGGGTAACAAGCTGGACGGTTCGGAATCGGCTCCGGTCATCGGCGTGGGAGATACCACAAAGGGTATACAGTATCGTGACCTCCTCCGAGTATGGATTCGGGCATCACGCCTCGGCCGTCAGTTCCGTACCATCATCGGCGGTGAAGAGCAGGCACTTGACCTTCTCGACCTTCCCGAATTCAAGCTGCGTTCGTCGGGTACGACCGATGCCCGCCTGAATCTGAAGACTCCGGTTCCCAACTCGGCAGACTTCTACATTCACGGCGGAACTCCAGCAGGCGAGGTAATGCTTGTGGACCCGGCAGCAGCCATGATAAAGCTGACTGCAAAGCAGCTGATGCTGGAGTCGGAGCGTATCGTTTCGAATCAGACTGAGGCTATCTATGCTTCGCTGACGACGGGCTTCTCGAAGATGTACCAGGATGCTTCTATCCTCATCGATGCGACGAAGGAATTCACTACCAATGGATTCCCCGATTACATGGATGTCGACAAGTACCTGACAGGTATCATCGAGTAACACCCAATAACTCAAACCTGGGGGGCGGCTTAATACCGCCCCCTTAACTAATTTAACTATGGCAAGTAAACGATACGTAAAACTGAGTCCCAAGGCCAGTATCTTCTATGACCAGGGTTCGAAAATCAAGGTTCTCCGCAAAGAGGTTGTGGAGTTAACAGACAAACAGTACAACCTACGGGTTATCAAGGCTGCCTTGGCAAATGGCTATCTCATCGAAGCCAAAGCCGAGGAGTTCAAAGAACCCCTCCCGAAAGGTGCTCCATCAGCTCCTAAGAAGGAAGTTGACCTGGAAGCTGTTCGTAAGAAGTTCGAAGACCTCTTGGAGGCCGAGGAAGCTCCCGAGAAAATCAAGGAACAGTTCAACACCGAGGAGTTGAAGGCTTTGGCTCTCTCTTTGGAGATTGAGCCGGAGGAAGGTGATACCAAGCTTGACTTGGTGAATGCTATCCTCGATGAGCTGAAGGACGAAGACGACGAGTAAACTATGGAAAAGGTAGATTTCTTATCTACCGTAGTTGGACTCAATGCAAGGTTTAGGGGATTCGCTGATGAACTACCCCACGACTTTACAGTAACATGGGTATTTGGTGATGGGAAGACAGAATCACATGTAGGTGTGGTAACTGCTTCTCATCTTTATGAAGCTTCAGGTGACTATGTGGTCAAGATGACCATAACCAACAATGTCGGTGGAGTTGCATTATCAAAGACTCAGGTTATTGGGGTTAGTGAAGAGGTAAAGACCCAGTTGCCTGGCAGTATCTATGAGCTGATAGACACTTATATTCCTGAGGATATTTTCGGTAAGCTTACGCTTAAAGAGAAGCAACAGTTTATTGAAAAATGGCAGCTGTATATTCAGCCGCTAGTAAATCACGAAGTACCAATAGAGGAATTTAATAATGAGTTGTATTATGAAGCTCTAGAAAACCAGCTAATTATGGAATTGGCAGCCTATGATTATATGGTTGTACAGATTTCATTGATGGTTGGTGCCACTGCAGAATCCGTTAAAGAGAGTAACTCATCCTCTACATCTGAATCCGAATCTTCAGAGTCAAGCCGAGGTTCAGGTGAGGTTAAGCGAATACAAACAGGTCCAACTGAGGTAGAATTCTTCAACGATACTGACTCTGAATCTAAAACCTCATCTAATGTCATAAAAGCAATGCAACCAGGTGGAGTTATTGATATACTCAAACAAAATCTGTGTATGCTTGCTGAAAGACTTTCCATCTATCTACCTATTTGCCGAACGGTGAAGAAAGTAGTAGTTCCCAAAGTAGTCAACCCCCGGAGGCCAGGACCATTAGATGGCCCAGACCCAGGCTTCCCAGTAAAGAAGTAATGGGATATGGTACGACGGAAAAGGATTACAAAAGGAGTATGGGACAGATACAAGGCCATTATAAATGACTTTGTTGAAGTGGATGCTGGGAAACAACCTCTAATCTGGTTAAAGAGATTTGACCAGATTCTGTCATACGGTGAAGATACGGGCAATAACTACGAACCGTACTTTCTGGACGGCTTAATTCAGTACAACTTTATAAGAACATGGCCTTCATTAAAAGAGACTGTCTCAGGCGAACTAGATGGAATCAATATTGTACTGTATGTAACTAAAAGGTCATTAGAAGAGAATGGGCATTTAACTCCCGAGGGTTATTGGAACTTTGACTGGGCACAGGACAAGTTCGTAATCAATGGCAAGGTCTATTCTCCCACTGGTGATACTCAGGTTGCTCAGGCACATGATGAGGCTTTACTATTCTTTGTGGTACTGAAGAGAGAAACCCCGGAAGAGACGAAAAAGATACTCGCCTATATGGAGAATATAAATAAGTACGTAGAGTTGACCAAATACATCCTTGAACTGAGCGAAATGAATCACTACGAGGATGAAACCACTGTAAAGACTAACACGACTTTCAAAGTAAGACCCAAATAAAAAAAAAAAAAATGGCCGAAGTAAAACAGAATGGTGTAGTAGTCAACCCGTCATCAGGTTCGGGTGATACCACTCTTCAGATCAAGGCTGAAGTTGCCAATCGTGGTAACCGTGTAGCCCAGACTGCTACCTTTGAAGTAGAGGCAGTTGGTGTAGCAGAAAAGAAACAGTTTGTGGCAAATCACGTGCCTGCAGCTGAGTTTATCCAGTTCGACAATACAAGTCCAGCAGTGGACAAAGGTGGAGGTGCAATAACTCTTACCGGTAAGTCGAACACTTCGAGGATAACCTTCAGAAAAGGTACCGGTGATATCATTGCTGCGGATATATCTGAAATCCAGTTCCAGGCAAACGGTTCGGATGCCACCTCTGGTACATTCATCAAGGGTGACCCCGGTGCAAAGGCAAAGTATACCTTTAGTCTGACCCTGAACGCATCTGCCAATGATACCATCGAAGCTCGTACGCAACAGATTATTGCTACAGCAACCGGTGGTCAGAGGGCAACGGCTACTCTTAACCAGACTGCAGGCGATCCGTTCATCGAAGTTACACCGACCTTAATCGATGTACCTCAGGATGGTTCGGCAGTACAGGTTACGGTGGACACCAACACGACCTTTACGGTTACTCCCAAGTAATAGGACCGAGGGATTTTGGTATAGAGGGGTGGGATATCCCCTCTATATCCCTAAATTTAATATTTAATGTATGGCAAAAGTTACTATACCTTGGGATGACGGTTCCGGCGATAATTTCTATATTGATTATACCGGAATAGAAGGAAGTTCTGAATCTCAAATAACTTCTGATGCTAATCTATCAGGGGTAGAAAGGAGGAAGACTTTAGTATTTAGAACTACCAAAGCTCCTGCAACAGCTCAACAAGCAGAAGCTTATTTGACTGTAGTTCAGAGAAGTGATAATCTGATAGTTGTCATGTTCAATGGTATAGTATCTATTTATGACGGTAAGAAAGCTGGTTATAAACAGGATGAGGTTGCATACCTTCGTAGTAGAGTTAAACAGTTAGAAGAAAATCAAAATAAATAATTCAAGTTATGGCAGAATTTCATGAGATTGGTAGTTCTCAGTTTACTGAAACTACCTCCCCCACTGGGGAAGAGATGATTCAGATATCTGCAACTCAGAAGGTAAAACTCAAAACCATTATCACTGCCCTGATAAAATCGGGATTAGGTACTACCAGTACTACAGCTTATGGGGGTAATGAGGGCTTGATAAATAGGACTATCTTAGAGTCATTTGGGTTAACTACGGTATCGGGTGTAAATACTTCCCTCACTCGAACTGCAACTCAGAATAAGCTGGCTTTCAAATCTCGGTCCAGAAAGGATAAGACCAATGCTTTTGGAGCTGAATCCGAAAGCTTGAACGTGTTTTTCAAGGTAGCAACTCAGGCATTGGCAGGTCTGATGTCTGCTGCTGATAAAGTTAAATTGGACGGATCTATCTTAGGTTCAGCCTTAGTAGTAGCGGCTACGGCTCTGGCTGCTGGAACAGCTCCCACAGTAAAATGGGATAACTCAAGTAATACTCTTACTTTTGGTATACCGAAAGGAGACAAAGGGGTTAAGGGTGATAAGGGTGATAAGGGTGATAAGGGTGATAAGGGTGATGCTGGATCTAGCTCGTCTACAGATATGAAGATGACGGGTTGGACTAACATCACTAAATACGGGGATGTACAGGATCCATATATCCAGGCCAGTGATACTTTGCTGGATGCTATTCGGAAACTTTCATGGATGACTGGTAATAACACTGTTAAAGTTTTCGGAGGAGTTTCAGGGGTTGGTATGATGTGGTGGGATGGAGATACAGTACAAAATATCTTCAATGCCTTTTACCTGGAGATAGAAACCTTCACATGGTATATTCTATTCGAGGGTCAGTTCTCCAGTATGGGAGAAAATGCCACTAACGAAGACATCATAAATTATATAGTATCGAACGGTACTTCTATTTACTTAGCTGATAATTATCAGGAATCTGTTGAGTATAGTACGAAATCTTCACCCGCTTTGACTATAGGAGGAGGTTCAAGTGTTTGGTATACGGGAACTAAAAATCCTACCGTTACAGTTAACGGGAGTGGGTTTAGCGAGAAAAAACCAACGGCATTTTTTGGGTGTCCCTACAACCTAACTCCTACATTTACACCGTCTTCAAATACAACCTTGCATTTACATCAAAACTATGCAGATGTAAAACCTACTTCGGGTTATAAGGCATATACCCTATATTGCCAGAAAGTATCTGGTACATACCAGATACTTATAAATGTAGCCCCATATAACTAAACTGTATAACCTATGAAAATTTCAAAACTCGGTTGGCTTTATATTGCTTTAGCCATCGCATCCTTCATCATTTTCTCTTGTATTTGGAGATGGTTAGATAATTGGTTCTTAGCTGTGCTGCTTATAGTATACCCCTTGGTATATTTTGTAGCTGGATATTTTGCTCACTATCTCAAGGTTAAATCTGTAGCCAAGAAAGAATAGGAATGTCTAGTACATTAGAAGAACATGCTCATAAAACTTGGTTTGGCAAGTTATTACACACTATAGTACATATCCTCCTATGGATTTGGCAATTGCCTCAGAATCTGGTGGGATTAACCTATAGGTTAATTACAAGGGGTGAAAAGAGGATACTCAAACAAAGGTCGACTGCTTTCTATATAGCTCCTACTATGAGTGGCGGAGTTAGCTTGGGTAATTATATCTTTCTCTCCAAGAGTTCAGGATTAAGAGAGCCAGTATATGATCATGAGTTTGGTCATTGCATACAATCCAGGATATTAGGTCCTTTATACTTACCCACAGTTGGGATCTGTAGTGGGTTACACTGTATGTTTCACAACCGTAAAAATAACTACTATGATTTCTGGACTGAGCGATGGGCAAATAGATTAGGAGGGATAGAGGGTTACTCTGGTGAATATCACTACCACAAGGATGGTGTTATACGAACCATTTACTCTAAGTTGGAGGCTTTCTATAACAAATATTTTTAGAGTATGGCAAGGAAGGTCAATATCACACTCCCTAAACTATCTGACCTTGTACTTCAAGTAAAACTCAACGGTGAATGGCAAAAGGTAGAAGCCTTAGTCAGTAACCTTGGGCCAAGTATGCAAAGGGGGTATGATAAAGCCGTGGATAAATTTTCCAGAAACCTCCTTGCAATCGTAAAGAAGTCATTAACTTTGGGTATACCTCCCGTGGGTGGAGGAATAACATGGCAACCCTTATCCCCAGCTACTATCGAAAGGTGGGGACAACATCCTATTTATAACCTGACTGGTCTCTATTCGAGATCAGTTGGGTTATATCAGTATAAATCGAGAGTTCTAATCGGATTACCCATTGGAACTAGACGCTCTTCTCAAAAGGAATTAACCCTGAACCAATTAGCTAAAATATTAGAATTTGGTTCTAATGACGGTAGAATTCCTTCTCGTCCAGTATGGGCACCTTCTCTCAAGGCTGTTGGAGGTAGGGGTAAATTAAGAGACCTTATCCTAACTGAAATACGCAGGGAACTTCAAAAATATGGTGTAAGACCCAATCAAGTAAAATGGTAAATTCTCAGGAAATTATAGAGAGGTCCATATATGTAGCCCTATTGAATATGGCCATTGAACTGGGCTATACCATAAACCCAGAAGATTACCTCCCTACAAGTGAAGCAAATGCTGAAAGATTCAAGGAAGATTTAAAGAATATCACCCAAGATAAGGGATTCTATATAGGTATCTTTGGAGTGGGTAATAACCATTCTAAAGGTATAAAAGAAACTCCCCGTATGGTAGTCGATTCAGAAGGATTCTATCCGGGAGATGTTGGATTACCAAGGCAAATAATCGAGAAAGAAGAGGGCATAGGTTATACCGCAACCGAGGTACCCTATGAAACCTTACATCAATATATCAATATAAGATTATGTGCCCACTCTGCAGAACACATGAGATTGTTACATCAAATCATGTTCTGGTCAGTTCCTCAGAGGGGTTACTTAAAGCCATATACTGAAGACAAGTTTTTATTCGCAGGAAATATATTCCTCCGGATAGTTAATTTTTATAACATGCCGGATTTGGATAATGGGTTGATGGAAAAGGTATACCAATTTGAAGTACAGGATTGCCTCTTAGATGGTAACACTCCTCCAGAGGTAATTACTCCAATAAGAGATATTTCCGTGCTTCTAGAAAATGCCGATTACACTCTGAAGGTTCCCCAAGGAGCCTGACCCACCTATACCTCCAATCGACCCTGGTTCTTACTTGAGGGTACGTGGAGGTGGATTCTTTTTTACTATCATAACCTTAATCAATAATTATATGCCACAGACTCCAAGAGTAAGGTTCAATTTTAAGAACCTGAATGTACAATCAAGTGTACCTCTGTTGGGTGTAATCAATGTAGTAGCCCGTACTACTAAGGGTCCATTCGAAGACCCGAAGGACTTGATTGCAACTCCCTCACAGTTCACTCGCATCTTCGGTTCGGAAATAGTTCCGGATGGTTCGGTATCAAACATCATGAAAGCCCTGGAAATGGGTGCAAAAGTCCGGGTATCACGAGTAGCTGGAGTTGGGGCTACTTATGGTTGGGCAAAGCCTATGTCGGTAACACCGGCTTCTTCTCAGGCAGTTCCCTCGGTATCGGTACCAGACGGTTCTTCGGTTATTTCCATTACTATTTCCGACCCGAGTGGGGCTGAGAACAGTCTCTCTATGCACATGGCCATACGTACTCGAGAGGCTGGTTCTCCGGTATTGGATGATACGGGAGTTAATCTCAATCGTCCTTTTTACCTGAAGCTGAATGTATCCACGGAACCAACACTCCGTGCAAGCATCATTCAGTATGGTGGCCGGGATGATACTACCAATATTCCGACGTACGACAGCATGCTCAACGAAATGCTGTTCTTCTCGGCAGTATCTGAAAACACTTCCGAGGGAGTAACCAATCCCTCTATAAATGTGAATACTCTGCAGAACTTCCTGGATAATGCTCCCAACATCACTTTTGAGGCAATCCAGGGTAAGGCAGGCGATGGTCAGGGTACTATGGCAAACCTGGCAACTGGTATTCAGACCATGGAAGATATCATATCCATTCTTCGTCAGTTCTCTAATTGGAACTCGATGATCACGGTGGGTAAGATATCCGATGGTACGGTACAATCCGATGAGATTTCGGAATCTAACGTATATATGGAGTGTACTGAGGGAAATGCTGGTACTACTCCCACGGCAGACGAGTGGATATCTGCTTATCAGGCAAGCAAGGCCTACTACGAGGCATATTCGGTAATCCTTTCTCACATACATCAGCATCTGCCTACGGATTATACCAAGGTATATACCTCTGTAGCTGCCGATGTACACAACATCTTCGAACAGATGTTGTATGTGGAAGTGCCTAAGTATGCTCCTGACACTCGTACCCCCGCAACTCCCGAAGAGACCCTTTCGGCACTGAAGACTCTGGTACAGACCATTGGTGCCAAGAAAGAAGTGGCATATTTCGGAGGTGGTATCAAGTACTACAACGAAAACGGTTCTCTTCAGAAATGCGATGTGCTCGGTTCAGTAATTGGACTCGATGCTATTTGTGCTTCTACCTATGGGCCTTGGTATTCATTCTCGGGTATGAATAGGGGTGTAATCACTTCGGCACTTGGTCCGGTTATGAAGAACTTGGGAGGACCTGCTGAAGTAGATACTCTTAATGAGTTCGCTCAATGGTACATGAACCTGTTCGTAATAAAGAACACCCGTACTCAGGGCCAGCGTACTATGCTATGGCATGGCTTCACTTCGAACCCAGTAGATGACTCGGAGAAATTCATCTCTATAGTTCGTCTCAATCTCTACCTGAAGAAAAATCTTCGGCCAATTCTGGAGAGCTACATCGAAGAGCCTAATACCTTCGATACGTGGAAACTTATTTACTACGAAGCAAAAGATATTCTGGACGATCTGCAGACCCGAAATGCCATAACCTCGTACGAGTGGATAGGTGATCAGGATGCCCAGAGTTACGATGAGCTTCAGATAAATAACGAGGCCGACGTTCGCCAGGGTAAATACCGGGCTCAGCTGAAGTACAAAGAAGTTGTTCCTATGCAGGATATCGAAATGGATGTCATCATCGACATTGCTATAAACAAGAGCACTGGTGAAGTATCCATCTCTGCCCAGAATAACTAACAAATAAATACGATAAATACTATGGCAGGAGCTAAAGTAAAAAACCCGAGGAAGAAGTTCTTATGGCAAATAATATTTGTCAAGCACCCCATCAACCCCTTCCTCTTTCAGAAGGTAACTGTACCTGAGATAAGTATAGAACAGGTTTCTCACGGGGATGTGAACTATGATGTAAAGACAGGTGGCCGGGTATCAGTGGGTAACTTAACTGCATCCAAGCTCGAAACTACTTCGGGTTCAGATACTTGGTTATGGGATTGGCTGATGTCAGTACAGGATATGCTGCTTGGAGGAGGTTTAACCCCGAGTCAGTATAAGGAAACCGTACTTATCAATGAGTTAGCCGAGGATGGAGTATCTATCCTTAATTCCTGGACTTGCACGGGGGTATGGCCTTGCAAGGTAAATGGACAGGACTTAGACCGAATGAGTTCAGACAACACTCTGGAGGATTTAGAGTTCTCAGTAGATACTTGCGAGAAGCTGTAATAATGAGTCACCAGGGGAGAGTTCAATGATGGGCTCTCCCTTTTTCATTATTATATACTATATTCAGAAGAATACACTTAACAACTCAACAACATGGAAAATCAAACACTTTATGGTAAGGAATTTACCTTTAAATTGCCCAGCGGTTACGAGGTAACCATAAGGGAACAGAACGGGGAGGATGATGATATCCTTTCTAATCCCGTAGATGCTAAAACCTTCATGAACCTCTCTAAGTTCATTTCAGGTATTGTAATTGATACTGATATGACAGCAAATCGATTGCTGACTCCCGAGGATGTGCAGAAAATGCCTTCTCTTGACAGGTATGCCATCATGATAAATTCTCGGATATTTTCACTGGGAGAAACTTTAGAGTTCAAGTATTCTTGGGATGGTCCTGCAGATGGTCAGGTTCGTGAAGTGGAGTACGAGGTTAATCTTCGGGAAGAGTTCCTCTTTGATTATGGTACAATCCCCTCTATGGAAGAGATGGAAGCAAAGCCCAATGCTATCCCATTCTACCCCGTTTCAAAACAAAGTTCTGAAATACATTTCACTACCAAGAGTGGAAAAGAAATGTGTTTTGATCTTCTCAATGCTAAAGGGGAAGCTTATGTATTGAACCTTCCCGCAAGTGAACGCACTAAAAATCAGGAATTAGTTGCTCGTAACCTCAAATTGAAGGTTGGTGATAAATACGAGTTAGTGAAAAATTTCCGGATGTTCAATCCCATAGATATGATGGATATCCGATCCACTATTAAGGGATTTGACCCTCTCTTCCATGGTACTACTCAAATCGAAGACCCCGAAACGGGACAGAAGATTATGGTACCTGTGATGGCGGTAGATAATTTTTTCTACCCACGGGAGAACTAGAAGATGTATATCTATACATTGTTAAAGCTAATATTAGTATTGACTTTAACACTCTAGCAAAGCTCCCCTGGCGGCGAAGGAAGAAATTTATAGAAGCCGCTGAAGCATATTACGATGCACTTGAGAAAGAGCTGCCCAAAGGAAAGTAGGGCAGCTCTCTTTTGTTCGATAAATCTGAAACTATATGGCTTTTACAAGTGGTAGTCCTTCTGCGGGACAACTCGAGATAGGTGTAGCTCTTGTCCTTCAAGATAGGTTCTCAAACCAAGCAAGGGAAGCTAGCTCAGTTATCCGGGGTTTACATAGGGATGCCAAGAATGCAGTACAGGCGAACTTAACTGCAGTTCAGTCGTACGCTAACATGGCAAGTGGGGTGGCCAACTCGATAGTATCGACATTAACCACTACCATTCAAACTGGAGCTGACTTCATCGATATGATGACTTCAGTAGGAGCTATCTCTGGAGCTACCGAAAATCAGATGTCTGGGTTATCTGAAACTGCTCAGACATTAGGTTTAAGGACCATGTTCATGTCGAGGGATATAGCTTCAGGTATGAAATACTTGGCAATGGCAGGTAATGATGCAAACCAGATTCAGCAAATGATATCTGGTGCAGCCATGATGGCTAATGCCACGGGCATGGAGTTGGGAGGTAAAGGAGGCACAGCTGACTTACTGACCAATATCATGAGGACCTTCAAATTAGAGGGTCAAAATGCAGCTAATGTAGTTGGAGACCAGCTTACTAAGGCGGCTATGTCATCAAATGTATCCATGGCAGACTTAGCTGAGTCTATCAAATACTCAGCTGCATCCATGGTAACTCTGAAACAACAGTTACCACAAGTAGCTGCTATGATTGGTACTCTGGGTAATGCAGGTATTCAGGGTTCTATGGCAGGTACTTCTATCCGAAACATGGCTGACTACCTGACTCAGTCATTGACCAATCCTAATTTCAAGGGAGCTAAGGCCTTAGCTAAGTTAGGACTGGGAAAACAGGATTTTGTAGATGCTAACGGAGACCTTCAGGATTTTGCAGTAATTCTGGAGAAGATTGGTGAAGCTACTCAAGGTTTATCAACTATAGACCAGAATGCCGTATTCAAGAGTATCTTCGGTGTACGTGGTATGCGTGCTGCAGTTGCAATCATGCGTGATACTGAAGGTTACTTTGACCTGTTAAATAAGATACAAAACAATTCTGCGGGATTTGCTGAAGAGGTAGTAGGAAAGCGAATGGAAACTCTTGCCGGTAAGATTGATATAGTTCAGTCTGCTGCTGAGAACCTTATGACTACTTTCAGTGAAGCCCTCGGTAAGAATCCTATTATAATGGGATTCCTCGATATGGTTGGTTGGGCAATATCCCAGCTTCGTGACCTAATGGCAACTCCATTTGGTCCGTGGATAGCTGGATTTGCTGCTATAGCTGCAGTTGGTTTAAAGGTAGGTTCTATTTGGATGGGACTGAGAGCACGATGGTTATTACTGAATGGTGACTCTCAAGTATCATTCAAAACCATGATAAGATTAATGATGGGCGGCTGGTCTCAAGCTACTATGTCTGCTCAGGGTTACTTAAACATGGAAAGAGCCATCATAGCTCAAAGGAAGGCTGGTATCGGAGCAAGTGCGGCTACCGTTGCAGGTATGGCTGGATTACCAGGTTATTTCTATAATGGTAATATTCCAGCAAAAATGGGAGCTAATGGCAGATATTATGCTAAAACTGGTAAGGGAGCTTCTGGATGGACTCCTGTGCCGGCTGCAATGGTGACTGCTACTGATCCAGGTAAGATGACCCGAAACTTAATGAATACTACTGCAGCAGGTGCAGCTGCCAATGCCGCATCTCGAGGGGCTTTAGCTTCTGTGGGTAGAGGTATATTGGGATTTGGTTCTAAATTACTGGGATTCTTTGGAGGTCCACTTGGGTTAGCCATTACTGGTATATCCATAGTGGGGCCCATGATATATAATGCTCTCAAGAGTAATAAATCATCTCAAGATGAAAATACAAGGGCAACTAATGACTTAGCTTCTGCTATCAAAGCCAGTCGGGAAGGTTATAAACAAAGAGATAATCTTCAGATGATGACAGTTCAGGAGCTGAGATGGTTAGTACAAACTCTTGGCTTATACACTGATAAAATCAGTAAATTAGAAAGTAAGCCCGTACATGTGGTCATTAATAATGATGGTAAGAAAGCTTTTGAGGAATATATCGGAGATCGAGATGCAGAGATGAATGTGGCTGCGGGAGTAAATTAACGTTTAGATTATGGCATCACTTATAGGAAAACCTGTGGGAAAAGTAGCTCAAGAAGTAGCTGACCTTGAGCAGGGGAGGGTATTCCAATCTCCTCTCAATAAAGCTTGGAGGGCTCTTATACTTTTAAATCGGACTACTTCTCCGATGGCTAAATCTGGGGTAAGAGAAACTAATACTGAGGCTAAAAAAGCTGATGCCATTAATTCTCACTATGCCCGAGAGAAGTCTTTTTCAGTGGCCCAATCCCAAGATCCTTGGAGTAATAACAAAGTAGTTGCTAGAACTTCTGGAGTATCCGCTGAGGAATTGGTTAAGTCAAAAGCTATAGATTATACTATGGCTAACCAATTAGTATCTGATATCATAAAGAATGATATTGTGATAGCTAACTTAAATGGTACCCCTCCAGTCAGTTTGGTGATTCAGAATCGTCCTAATAGTATAAGGGTAGAACCCACTGCTACTTGGGCCGCTGTTAAATCCATGGGTCGTAATAATCCTTTCTATTTTTATACGGGAGGAGAGGATACAATAACCTTCGATATCTCCTGGTATTCAGTAGATACTGAACATCGAGATGATGTGGTGAATAAGTGTAGATTACTTGAATCATGGACTCGAGCCGATGGTTATTCTGCATCCCCTCCGACTTTAAGGATACAGTGGGGTAACTCGGGTCTATTTGAGGACGATCTCTTCATATTAGCCTCAGCTCAATATGAACTCACTCACTTCCAGAATGCGGCTCGCATGAGGAGGAGATACGATAATGATCCGGATACGGGTCAGAGGATCACTAGTACTGTTAGTCAACCCTTTGACCTTAAATTACTTCCCAACTATGCTACTCAAACTCTTACCTTCAAGAGAGTGACTAAAAACAACAGAACTTGGGAAGAGATTATACCCAACGAAAAACTCATAAGAACTCCGGGTATAATTATGGATGATACGGATAGGGACTTCATTCAGGATATGGACGAAGTGTATAGTCAAGGATTAAATGATCTAAGCTTATGATAGCTATTCCAGGAACAAGTCCTTATGAGGACAGCTATGTAATAAAGTTCCCCGATGGAGATGTGTCTTTGGAAAGGAATATACCCGCAATACCTTCGGATCACTTAATTCATTCAGTGCTCGAGGGGGAGACCATCCAAAGCATTGCTTTCAGGTACTATGGTGATTCTGGAATGTGGGGAGTAATTGCCGATGCTAATGATATCCTTAACCCCTTCGAGGATGTTCACGCGGATATGGAGTTAATTATACCGAACTATGGAGGACAGTAAACCTATTCTCTTAAATGGTAATGGTACTCCATACCTTGCCATATTTGATGGGACAGGCTCTCCTATTATGGACGAGTTCAATGATATCCCCATTGGTATGGAAGTTGAGAACTTCAATTACAAGTACACTGAAGGTAAAGGAGACAAAGGTAGGTTCACTATAGTAACTGACTTTGTGGGAATAGTTGACCATCCTTCTCTGCAGTTCAAAATGCCTTTGAAAATACAGTGGGGATGGATATTCAGTGATCGATCTTTCAAGTCTGGTCCTGTGAGACTAGTCAATGTGAAGAGTCATCAGATAGAGTTTACACCCGAGGGGGTAAGGTTTACCATAGAATTTGCAGATGCAAAGATGTTCCTTGAAGCTGAACCCTCTACTTTTGTGGGTAATAAGACTGAGTATCTGGATGTATTCAAGGAATTAGCCCTGGGTAAAATGCCTTTAGTTATAATGGATTACTCTGAGAAAGCGGGCACAGCTCTAACAATAACCGATAATCAACCGTGTGATGGCAAAACAGAGCAACGAGAAAAGTAAGCCTTGCTTACCTTGCTATACAGGGATACAGAATTCAGAGGAATTGGATGACGGGTTAGTGGGAGTAAAGTTACTTGAACTCTCCCCCGAGAATCTCTCTAAACCCTCTCAAGATCCCGATAGGTATAAGTTAAAGCTGCTACCAACTACCTTTGCTGAAGGTACTGTGATAGTGGGTTCAGCTACATTTCTGAACAAGTATTCTCAATTGGTGGGCATAGCTAAGTCTTTGTCAGGAGGCCCTAATTTTGTGGATACTCGTGACAATAAGATTGAGATACATAACGGTAAGCAATCGGGTAAAACCGTATTTGCTTATACCTTTGCTGGCAAAACTGGAGAACTTTTAGAGTTCAGGGTACAAACTAAATACGTACAGAGTATAGAAGCGGGTAAAGCTTCTAGTGTAGATCCTGACACTAAAGCGGTAGAAACCGAAGTAGTTCAGTGTATACCCACTAATGATGATCCATGTAAGCCTGATGCTTACATCAAAGAAAATAAATCGGGAATATTGAGGCAACCTCAGGATATTACCCGGATGGCAAAATTTGAAAGGGCAGTATCTCCCAATACTTCTATCTGCCGTCAGGTAAACCGTCCTTCTAAGACTCCTCCGGTATATAACTCTATAACGGATGCTAAACAAAAGTTAGCTTCAAATCCTTCTTTAACTACCGAAGAAGTTAGAGCCTATAATTCTCAGATAGAAGCCGAGTGGAAGAACTATCAGGATGCTCTTAAAAAATTCGAGAATGCTCTAAGGAGTTATGCTCAAAAGGTGAGCTCGGGTGAAGAAGTAAAGCCTGAGGAAAAGCCCAAATTACCTCAGCCTCCTGATGAGGTATCTAACTTTGTGATCCGAAGGAAAGTACGGGTATTATTAGACCCGGTTGACTATTCGACCCGAGGTACCAAAGCTTATGCCCAGGGCCAGAATAACAATTTCTATGATACCATAAATTGGAAGTCTGGGTACAGGGCATTACAGAAAATGTCCGATAAAACCATAATAATCCCACCTGGGGGTTATCAAGCTGGGCAGAAAGTACTTGTAGAAATGGAACTTGAGATACAAGTACCCGGTGTACGGGTAGTATCCGACCCCTTATTCCTGACTATGGGTAGCTTTATGTCTAATGATATTATCGAATCTGTAAATAGCCAAATTAAGGCTAAGGCTAAATTCGTGGGTAACCCTGATATGCAGTCTTCGCAGATTATCGAGATAAAGAATGTCGGTCAGAAATACTCGGGTGATTGGTATGCTAAGGAAGTTGAACATAGCTTTGATACTAGCGGATATTTCACTGAGGTCACTTTTGAGAAGAAGTCACGTAATTCAATACTGAACCGTATATCCACTTCAGTAAACACCCAAGAGGTATTCCAAAAAGCCCATGATATAGCTAAAGAATCCTATACTACGGGTGCTTGGAAAATACCAAGTATGATCAAATCTGAGGTCTCAAGGTATCGAGCTTCGACTTGGAAAGAGGGAGAAAAGGAGAATCCTCAAAGATCTGGTCGTCAAATTGTTGTACACCAGAATAATCGGGATAATCCCGCTGATTATGAAGTGGTAGTAGACTCAAGGGTGGATTTTCAAGTGGGTAGGAATATAAGTCCGAAAGAATCATGAACCTATATGAATTGATTCAACAGAGAGGTATAGAGTCAATCGGTAGATTTTACTCTACTTATCGAGGTATAGTGATAACTTCCGACGACCCTGACTCTCAGAATAAGGTATGTGTATATCTCCCGAGTGTCTTAAGGGGTGTAGAAGTATGGGCCTATCCCAAACATCAACAAGGAGGTCCCGGTTCTGGATTCAAATGGTTATCTCCTCGTGAGGGTTCTATAGTATATATAGAATTTGAAAACGGGGACCCGAGACACCCCCTCTGGTCTTATCATGGCTGGGCAATCGGAGAGATGCCTCCCGAATTGGATAAGCCTCACGTACTTGGGTTTATTACACCCAAGGGCAATAAGATTATACTGGATGAAAGTGAATCGGGAGTATTAACTGCAATAATCCAACAAAATATAATTGTTAAGTCTCTAGACGGCAACATAAACGTCGATGCGAATAACATTATAATGCAAGGGGGGAAAGTTGGTATTCCTGAATCTAATTCCGTAGTGGGAAGGTTGAATAAAATCGAACAGGATATCAATAACCTTAAACAGATATTCTCATCTTGGGCTCCCACTCCTCAGGACGGAGGTGCTGCTTTAAAGGCCTCTGCTTCATCCTGGTTTGGAAGTCAATTAACTGAAACCCAGGTGGAGGATATTGAGAGTGAAACAATTAAACAACCTAACTAATGGCAAACTATAATCAACTCAACACAATTGGTAGTGGGCCTTATTTCCCCATAAGGTTGGAATATAAACGGGATAAAGATGGTAATATCATCTCCGACTCCATTGTAGTGGATCCCGGTACTCCAGATATACCGGGTAAACCCGAGCGAGAAGAAACTATTACGGGGTTGGTATCTGGGGTAGCTAAGTTATTTTATGAAAGGTTTGGTGAAACTACCATAAATTCATCTCTCAGTTTAACCGATTCAAATGGGCTAGTATATGTCTTAGAAGCAAGCGGTAGATCAAAAGCTCACATAGCTTTAGATGAAGGTAATCCGGTTATAGTCCTTGAAGTATACCAATTAGAAGAAGAAGAAAACTCTTCAGCTACTTTATCTGTAAGTAACTTTATATCAGTTCCTGAAATAACTTCTTCAGAGGGTGATATTAGGCTTGATTTATATGTGAACGCTAGGGGGGATTTGGGAGAAAGCTACGGTAATCAACGGTTGAATTTTGGATTTGGCCCCGATTACAGTTATGATGATCTAGATCTAAGCTATAGAAAATGTCATTATAAATCCTCATTTAATCTTCATGAAGATCCGGGTAGTGAAAACTATGAGCTATATTTAACGGGTAGTTCAGATATAATCTTAGGTGAGCCTCAAAAAATATTCATCAGGGATTTATATACCGAATATACAGTCACTTACCCTGCAGAACCGGCTATACCCGGTAAGCCTCCTGTAATTGAATATAAGGCTTTAGTTGGCTGGTATCCTTTGTATGGTGATATCAGGTTAATAAAGCAGAATATCACCGCTATACTAACTTATCAAATAGGTCAAAGGTTTAGGCAAGAAGACTTTGGTTCTCGAACTTGGGAATGTTTAGAAGAGCCAAATGTGAGTGCTTTAAATCTCATGATTAAGAATTTTGTAAAAGATGGTATAGCAGCTTGGGAACCTCGGATCAAGGCCTTAAAAGTATTGGCTTTGAAACCCACTAAAGAGTCTATAAGACTCCTTATATATTTTCGGGTACAGAATTCCCAAAGAGTAGAGGAATTAAATTTCCAATATAACTTAAACAACTCAACAACAAATGTCTACTAGCAATCCTTGGCTTACTCCCTTTCAGAGGTCATACAATGACATAAAAGCCAAACTTATTCAATCTCTGAATGAAAGGGTTCCAGAGATAACGGATATGAGTGAAGGTAATATATTTATCCTTACACTCTCAATCTTTGCAGGTATTGCTGAAGTGATACATTACTATATAGATGGTATGGCAAGAGAGGCTTTCCTCCCAACCTGTAGAAGGTATTCATCCCTCTACAAACATGCCAAGTTAGTTGATTATCATATAAAGTCAGCTATCCCATCTTCAGTAGACTTAACCGTATACATGCAAGATGGAAGTCCTTTCCCTGTAGATATACAAGTACCCCAGAATACTGTATTCAACTCAAAAGATGGTAAGCAGTGGATAACTACTCGCAATATAACCATTGAAAAGGGTACATATACTTATAAAGTCCCAGTAGTTCAAAAAGAGGCTGTAGAGGAAGTAGAACTGGGTACATACACCTCTCACAATACTATCATAACTCTAGGAGATTTACCTTCTGACAAGAAGTACGTAGAAGGTTCTATGGTACTTACCGTAGGTGGAGAAGCTTGGACTTTAGTGGATACTTTTGCTTACTCAAGTCCCGGAGATAAGGTATACAAAATAGAATTGGATACTACTCTTACTCCCTATTTGGTATTTGGTGATGGGCAGTTCGGTAAGAAACCCAGTATAGGCTCACTGATCAAGGGTCAGTATTATTTAACTTATGGATCAAGCGGGAATATACCCTCCAACCAGTTTGAGCAAGTACCCGAGGTGATGACTAATGTAACTTCAGGCCTTACTCTTACTAATACCATAGCTGCTACTGGAGGATCTGACTATGAGGATTTTGATACTCTCAAGGGACATATCCCTCTCAGTATTAAGACTCTCGGAGTGGCTATCACCAAGGAAGATTACGAAGCTATAGCCATGTTGATAAACGGAGTGGATAAGGCCTATTGCAATTACATCTGTGGAAAATACGTGGAGATATATATCACTCCCGATGGAGGTTCAGAGGCCAGTACCGAGCTTATCAATAATGTGAAGCAGAGGATGGAATCCTCTAAGGTGCTGACTACTAGAGTTAGTGTATATTCTACTCATGCTGCTAAGGTTTATTTATCCGCTGAGATCACAGGTAAGAAGTCTTTTAAATCCATAGATATAAGCAACCAAGTGAAGAAAGCATTGTTAGATGCTTATAACTATCAGAACTCCGATATCAATAAGCCGGTAAGACAGTCGGATTTGTACGCTCTTATGGATAATCAACCCATGGTTGACTTCCTTACTATAACCGAACTGTATTTATTGCCCTATCCCATAGCCATAAACACCAACTCTCAAAATCAAGAAGAGATAGTATCAGTACCCGCACTGAATATTACCTATTTCAAGATGATATCCTTTACAACTTCCACTCCAGAATCCGATTTTGAGAATTGTTACATACAAACTGTGGTAGAGGGCGGTGAATCATTTTACAAGGTATATGCTAATAAGGAATTATCGGGCAATGCTCTATATTCGGGTCAGTATGGTAAGCCTCTCGAAGTAACTCTAACCAAATCTAAGTTTAGTCTTACAGTTAACTTACCAGTTGAAAATGCTAACTATGAAAACGGAACAGTATATCAATTAACTACCCAACCTATGGGGAGCAATGGTAGATTGGTAGATCTGATCCCGCATAACTACAATATCCCTATCATCAGTTCGGATAATATAACACTCAAAGTAAATGAAGTGGTTTAATCCAGCGAAGACATTCTTCAGGGATTTCATCTTCAGTAACCTTTTCGACCATTACTATAAAGCCAATGATACTTACCAAGATTCAGAGGGTAAAGGTATATTCGAAAGGTTCATAGATGTATGTTCAGGTTATTTCGATACTGAGGTAATGCCCGATATAGATAATTTCATGGATTGTCTGGATGTGGATAAAGCCAATCCAATATTCCTGAATTATCTATGGGAATACTTTGGGTTCATACCTTATGCCTATGGCGTATTAACTAAGGGAGAGCCCTATACAGAGGAGAATCTAGAGAATTGGGTAAAAGAAGACAGGGGTTTTCCTACTGCTGATTTCCGATTAGTTCTAAGATACGCCATATCTTTGTATAAGATACGAGGCACAAAACGGTTTTATGAAATATTAGGCCGTTTTTATGGAGTAACCTTTACTCTTACCGAGGTAGATGAGAGTACAAAAGATTCAGTAGTTCAAGCCATCGGAGATGGTTCTGTAAACTATGATACTATCTCACACTTCGATACTCCTTCTGCTACTTACGACACCGAGACCGATTGTTGGGAATGTGTCCCAATGATTCTTACTATTGGTATACCAAAGGGTCAATGGGACTTCATGGTAAGGAAAGACCAGGAGATTCAAGAACAACTATTGGAAGAGTGGAAGCTGATGAATCCCGATGCAACCGAAGAAGAGATAGAGGCTGAAAAGGAACTGATACAATCAGAACATCTCTCTGACTATAGTGATAAAGTAAGAGAAACTCTGGTAAACATTGTCAATAAGTACTTACCCGTAAACGTAAAATATTTTGAACCAAAAGACAGTTCTGTAGTATTTGAACAAACTACTGCCGTAATTTATATCGTATATGCTTAACATGCCTCTAATAGCTCTACTATCTTCTTTTGCTCAAGAAGACCCTAAACTCGACAATGCTGTTCAATCTTTAACCAAATCTTCGATTGAATTGGCCGAAGCTGCCTCAAATTATGGGGCACTTAAAGTGATATTCGGTATCTTTATGGTATTGGTTCTAGTGATGGTAGTAATGTTTATCTATACTATCTGGAACCTTAACAAAAAAGTTACCGTGGTATCTGAATCATCACAACAGGTAAAGGAGTTTTTCGATGGAGCAGCTAACTCAACTATCGGTGTAACCGAAGCTCAAATATTGATTCGCAGGGAATTCAATTGCTTGGGCCATATCATTAAATACGCAATACTACGTATAAGGTTTGAAAATCATATCGATAATAAAGAGTCGACCATAAAGAAAGTGGAAAGCTTAGTAAACAATGAATATTCCGAACTATGTGGACTATTTTCCAACTTCACTTGTAATGGTAAATCTCTCTCAAATATCTTTGAGCCTCAGGATAACGAGGCAATAAAAGATTTGGTAATAGAACAGATATACATACCTAAGGACCAGTTTTCCATTTCAAACATGGACCAATCTGTAAGTATGTATCTCAACGGATTAAAACTAATGTACCTTAAAAAATTATAACATGGCACGAAGATTATTGCCTATCATCGACTTTGCTCATGGGTCTGATGTAGCAGGAAAACAATCTCCTGATGGTAGACATAAGGAATACCTATGGAGTCGTAAAGTGGGAAAAGCTTTGGCAGAGCGTCTCAAACAAGAAGGATTCGAGGTAGCTTTCACCAATACCGGGGACACCGAAATCGGGCTATCTAGAAGAAAAGAAATTGCAAATAAATTAGATACTCCCCGAGGGGGTGCAAAGTTTCTGCTTTCACTCCATAACAATGCTGCAGGCATGGGGAATGAATGGTGCACTGCCCGAGGTTTTGAAATTTATACCACTAAGGGACAAACTCGTTCAGATTTATTTGCTACTGTAATATTTGAACAACTCCAAGAAGATTTTCCCATTACGGACGGCTATAAACACCGAACAGATCCTTCGGATGGAGATCCTGACAAGGAATCCAATTTTACGGTGTTGATGGGCAACAATTACTGGGGAGTACTTCTTGAATGGCTTTTCCAGGATAATCTCGACGATGTCAAGTTACTCGAAGATGATTCCGTGAATAAGAAACTGGTAGAATCGTTAACTAAAGCTCTTATCTTTATAGATGAGAATCTTGATAAATTAAAGCTGTAGATTATGCCGACTAACAATGCAACTGAGGTTGTAAAGGGTGTAGTACAACCAAGGTTTTATCAAGTATATGGTGATCTGATTGAATCCAAGGAAGTGATGGAACCCCTGGCTATAGTCGGAGGTACTGGCCCTGTTTGTGGATTCGATTGGGTAGACACTTCTAAGTCAGATGTGACTATAACCAGTATATTCAATACAACTTCTCTGGAAAATGTTCTTGGCAGGGAAATACTCAGAGGTAAGTCTCGGAGAGTATTCTTATCTAATAAGGGTAATACGGCTGGTCAAGTCTTCAATGCTTACATTACCCCGGATGGCTTATGTCACATTGCCCCTGATACTCTGACTTTCAACGGAGTTCAACCAGATGGAGGTTGGCCAAGTCTCACTAATCCCCAAAAGGTAGTGGCTTTTGTAGTGAAAGCTTCTCACTCTTATAAGGCTGATAGTAGTGATCCAGCACCAAGTATATCTAACTTCACTTGTAATTGGCTGGTATTACCAGGAGAGTTGAAGTTTGAGAACATCCTTCGTTGGGATTATAATGAAGTGATGAACATTCTGGTACAGAGCTCGGTGCCTTGGAATCAGAATACCGATACTATCATAGGGTTATACTTTGTGGGATGGGATCCATATTGGGATACTGATCCAGAATCTTCTCGGTATAAATCCATAATGGCCCAATTTAACTTCACTCTTTGCTTAGTTCCTATCCAAGGGAAATTCCCCGTTGAGCCTTGGGGAATGAGCCCATTAGAAGCTTTGGATTTAGATAGGCGAGTATCTGCTCTAGAAGAAACTTCAATTCCGGGCCAAGTAGATAACCTCACAGCAAAAGTAGATAACTTGGTGAGTTCATTGGGTTCTGGGGTGGATGTAAGCTTAACCAAAGGTGAATCAGGGGATGATGATCAGTTCATATTTACTCGCTTGAATATTAAAGGCTCTACATTTGTATCTGGTAGGAATGTAACTAAAACCATAAACAGTTCCTGGTATGAGAATGCGGATGCCTTGGGCATATTTATAGCTCCCAATATTAGTCTAGTTAACCCCACTACAGTAGTCTCAGGTAACTGGGATATAGGTTCTGTAGTATTTGAACCTGGATTGGATGGGAGTCTAGTAGTTGGAGATGCTATACCTCCGTCTGGTAAAAGCGATTGGCAATTAGTAGCCATAATCAATCCTCAATTGATAGGGGGTGATTCTAGTCTGGCCATATCCAATGGCTTCATATCTCAGAATGGGCCCGATCCCTCTTTAAGCTGGGTAATTGGTATGTACCTTAAGAGGCTGTATTTAAATAAGCAAAAACTTGAAATTGTCGATAGTGGACAGATATCCATTATAGGTAATATACAAAGCTATGCTTATTTCAAAGCCATAATGGGAGTTAATACCATTACGCTAAGAGTATTTGTACATGCGTATAATGGTGGAAGTATAGGCGAATGCTCCGTAGATTATAACTTAGCCAATCTATTTGGTAAAAACTCTAAGATGTCGGGTATTATTGATGATCTCATTAATCTCCGAGATACATCCATAGATACTACCAAAATTTATTTGGCTATGCCCACTAACTTTGAAGCAACCGATATTGATGCCACATTATCTAGTGAAAAGAACTTCCAAATTCAGAATTACAATGTTCACCTGGATATCACTACTAATAGTGTACACATGGTAGTTAAATATCGAGCAAATAGTGTGGCTTCATCTCGGGGAGATTGGATTAATATATGCCATTCTATAACATTACCTATAACCGATAGAACTCTAGACCTATACTCAGATATCATTAGGAATACTTCAGATTGAACTGACCATAGTTGAGTTGGTTAAGTGGGGCCGGGGTAAGGTTAATAATAACCTTGCTCTGGCCTTTTTCATTGTTTAAGGTCTACTGCAGCTTGTTCTAAAACCCTCTGAATGGTTTTCCTCATCCGGGAAAACATATTAACTGCAAACTTATCCCGAGGTAACTCAAAGTAATCTATAAGATGCAATATAGAAAGCTTGCCATGAGAATCTTTGATACGGGATTCAAACCATTTGGGAGGCTCAAGTTGTATCTGCATAACCAGATACTCATCGGGTGTAAGGTGTTCCTTCATGTACTGATGGAATCTTTGAGACTGTTCCTCCTTTATTCTGGTCTCATCAGAATCATCAAGTAATTCCTTATTATTGTCAAATAACACTTCGAAAGAAGTTAACTCTTGGTTAAACTCTGCTTGCTTGGTATAAGCATTCCTCAGTAACTTACTTTTATAAGTTTGCAGGGAAGATAAGAGAGTTGCTTTCAATCTCTCCTCATCGTATTCATCTTGATATTTATTGAAGACGTACAAGAACTTATCCCAGAAGAAAGAGTTAATTATATCTGGTGTGAGATTAAATCTTCTGGAATCAACCCCTCTCGTCAGCCTACGGATTAAAGGTTTGCAGGTTTTATATAACCTATTAAACAAATCCTCATCATAAGGTTTTAATTCTGTCAATCTGTGTAGTTCACTTCCGTTGTTGCCTTTCATAGTAGTAAAGATTTTTAACAATGCAAATATAAATAATAAAGTAACAACTTGTATGAATTTTATCAAAATTATTTCACCGTCTGTGTTCAAGTATGTTCAAAGATGAGCTGGGAGAACTATATTATCTAGCAGATACTATTGATTATACATTCATGAATATTATATAATATATGAAACAAAATAGGGTAAAGAAGAGGTTAAGCTCTTGTGACAAGTTTACATTCTCTATCGAGTTTCAATTGGAAGTACTTAGGTTTTTGGTACAAGGGAAAGAAGCTCTTCTATATATTCCCAAAATAAAACCCGGGTACTTTACTTTGATTGAGCACTCAGTAGTAGTAGAAGCTTTGGTAAAATTTGTAAAGAAATATCAACGAATACCCAGTGAGGTTTTAATGGTTGAACAAGTTAAAACCCTATTAGAAGGCAAAGATTATGTGGACTTAGTTACCAAGGATGATATTCCTAACATTCATAGTTTAATATCGGACCTTTACAATAAGCCCCTGAAAGACGTAGATATTATTCTGGAGAATATACATAAATTCATTGCCTATATTGAGCTAAAGGCTTTGAACGAGGGTATGGATTTTTCGGATTATAATCTATATGAAACTTATCAAGCTAAATTAACTAAGATCCTACAGAGTTCAAAACCCCAAAAGAAGGATGAACCTTTGCTCATGGTTAGCGGAACTGCAATGCGACAGCTTATGAGAAAGGTTGACCCAGATGTGGTTCCTACTCCATTCTGGCAGTTGAATAGGTTGGGTAATGGAGATGGATATCCCAAGAACTCTCTCTTCGTTTTGATTGACCGTCCTAAACGAAGGAAGACTTTTGCACTTATCAATGTTGCTCGGGGATACCTGGCAATGAAAAAGAATGTCCTCTATATAGATACCGAAAATGGTAAGAACCAGTTAATGGACCGTATGATTCAGTCCACCCTAAATAAGACCAAGAGGGAAATGTTAACTGGTGATTATGATAAGATGGAGCAAAGGCACATGCGTAAATATAAACGTCTTGGTGTAGAGTTTATTGTGGAGCGTGTACCTGCAACCATTGCGGATTGTAATACCATTATTAACTTGGTTAGGAAACTGGAAACCGAGAAAGGTATCAAGGTGAATGTCATAATGGTTGACTATGCTGCAAAGTTAGCTTCTATTGCCCGGGATAGGGATGATGTAGAACGTATCAACAATGTATACATTGACCTGGATAATATGGGCGATGAGTTAGGGTTAGATGCCATTTGGACTGCCCAACATGTTACCCGAGAAGGTGCTAAGCATCAAGAAACCAGATACGAGGATAATGATATAGCATCCGCTATTTCTATAATAAGGAATGCAAAATGCGTCATGGGATTAAATTCTACTCAAGACGAAGAAGAGCATAACATCATGAGAATGGAAGTTGTAGTTCAACGCGATGGAGTTCCAAATGGTCGGGTAATGTTTAATATGGATCCCGAAAGACAACGGATGAAGGAATTCTCAAAAGAAGCCCGGGCTAAGTACGATGAGTCCATGGGTAAACAGGTAGATGACTTACTTAAGAAAAAGAAGAGGGTAAGTAATCCCAATGCAGACCCCGAAAAGAGAAGTAAAACCTCAGGAGATATTTAGATAAACCTTAATAATTAAAATTGTATGGCACGAGTTATTGATTCTATGGATTTAGCTAAGTTTGGAGAAGGCGTTACATCTTGTAACAAGTGTAAAAAGGTAATAGCCTTCAATAAGAAGGAAATATTTTTAGACTTAAGCTATGGTCCAGGACATGATGGAGAAGAAAGTGTTAGATGTCCTCAATGCAATTCGGTATTACATGTAGGAGAGTTTCACGCCACTGAACACATGTAATTATGGACATCTGATTATTAAAAATATTTCGGAGGAGGGCTTCCAAAGAAATATGTTTGAGAAGGCAACCCGGTAACCGGTATCAAATAGTATGTCCGATTGATGAGAGATATAGCTTGGGAGTATTCTTCCGTGAATGGGTACCTATTAGTTCAGAGAAAGCTTCTATAAGTTGGAATGAAGTTACTCCTAATAATCGGACTCTTGGGTATAGGGATGTTGATAGGTATGAAGTACCTTACAAAAACTCTTTCTTAAGGTTGGACGAAGCTAAAACAGAGTTGGTAAAGATTCGAAGAGGATATATAGTTCATCACTTAGTTCCTGAGTTATGTCAGAAGTTACCCGTCAATAGATAATAATTACCCGGCTATGTTATTCATGGTCGGGTATTTTCGTTTACGATATGAGACTTAACAGCAATATAAAAGGTTTTCCTTTGTACCATGTAACTAAAGATGGAAAGGTATATAATATAAGGCGTAATCGTGAAGTAACTATACATCCTCACTATCGTACAGGTAGAAATATAGTTCATCTATATTCGAATGGTAAAAGATATAATCTGAAAGTATACAGATTAGTGGCTGAAGCTTATATACCTAATCCAGAAAATAAACCTTGTGTATGTCATAAAGATAATAATAAATCCAACGACCGGGTTGAGAACTTATATTGGGGTACCTATAAAGAAAATTCTCAACAAATGGTTAGTGATGGTAGAAGTACAAAAGGTCAACACCGTCCTGGTATCAAACAACTCAAATGCTTCAGGAATCCTCGTTCAATACTCACTAAAGTTAGATATCAGACTTTATTAAAATGTATAGATGATAAGACTAAAATAAAGGCTTTAATTAAAGCCTGGGGTATATCAACACGTAGTATGAATAGGTATGTACATAAAATAAAGACTGGGTATTATGAAGCTTAATGGTAATTTCAAGGGTAGGCTCCATCAATACTTTATGAGGAAGATAGGAGCCTTTGACTACAGACACTCATGGATGAAATCAGACTGCCCATACTGCGGTGGTGAGAAAAAGTTCGGCATTAACCTTTCAAACAATCGATGTAATTGTTTTAAGTGTGGTGAACATCCTTCTCCTATAAGTTTGGTAATGTATCTGGAGAATACGGATAGTTTTCATGAAGTATTGTCTATACTTGAATCTGGTGATTATTCTGGATATGTTTTCAAGGAAGAGAAGGTTGAGTTAAAAGGTAAGAAGGAGTTCTTTCTTCCCGATGGCTTTAAGAACATATCTATGGGCACTTCTCTATTGGCAAGGTCTGCCAGGAATTACCTTAAGAAACGGGGATTTAAGATAGAGGAGTTAGCTCGTAAGGGATGGGGATATTGTAACACTGGTAAGTATCTTGGATATATCATTATACCGTTCACGGAGCATGGGCAATTAACTTACTTTAATGCCCGATTATATATGGGCGCTGGCCCCAAATATAACAATCCAGAAGTAGATGTAACAGGTTTGGGAAAGAGTTTTATTATATATAATGCGGATGCTCTAGAAATATACCGAACCGTTTATATTTGTGAGGGTGCAATCAATGCTGAAACTTTGGGGGAGAATGGAATTGCAACCGGAGGTAAGGCCGTCAGCAGATACCAGGTAAACAAGTTCATCAAGAGTCCAGTTGAGAAGTTTATCATATTGATTGACCCTGATGCTAAAGATAAGGCATTAGACCTGGCCTTCAAGTTGGTACCCTTCAAAAAAGTAAAGGTGGTATTCTTACCAGATAATGAGGATGTCAATTCATTGGGTAAGCGAAGGACTTTAGAATATGTACGAGAGACGACATATCAGACTTATCAAGAACTTTTAACTATAAAATCACAGTTAAAATTATAATGGCACAACGAGAACCTTCTATACATATCTCTAAAACTTTATTCCGTAAATTATGGAAGGAAATGGGGGGTAGAGTATCTGAAGAATTCGTAGATGAGTTCTTCACTAAAGCCAGACAATACTCTTTGGACCATCGTTCAGTGGTAGGAGAGGATAAAAGGGTACAAACTCAAGCTGTTCGTAGAGCTTCAGGAAGTATAGGAGATGCAAACTTATTAGCAGATATCATCTATTCTACTAGAGTCCAACTCAAACACATCGGAGTAACTAAAATAAAGCAAACAGATTTACAATGGGCATCAGTAAAAGAATTAGTACCTGTTGTAAACGAGTTCTGTCAAAAGTTTGGGTTTGAACCTCGTCAAGGATATATAGAGTTTGTAACAACTGGTATTAAGCTCATGTCTCAAGCAAAGAGGGTTAACTATAACTTCTGTGCTAACTGGTTACATCAGAGAGTTAATTGGATTATGGATGTATACGAAGCAGATAGAGAAGTAAAAGAAGATTCAGCTCCCCAGTATACCCGAGAAGTATATGAATATTATACTAAAGAAATTCTTGACAGAATAGGGATTAATAATACTTACGATAAAAACCCTCAAGAGTATGTATGGTTTGTAAGAGCAAGAAAATTAGCCGATGAAGTTGGAGTTGACTATGAAACCTTTGTTCAAGCTCAGTTCTATGCTTTAGAATTCTGTAATGGAATACCTAAGATAGAAGATTTATCGAATGATAAGGCTAGACAAAGAGTTATTAATTACATGGCAAGATTTAATATAGTATCTCAGCCTAAATCAGAACATGTAGATTGGGATGCTTTCAAGAAATAAGGTATGATAACTATAACCATAAAGAACTGCAATGTTTGTGAATTATCTGGCCCTGCTAAGTTCACAAACAAGTTGTATGAAATGTTCCGGATTAAGCATCCGGACGCTTGGCATATAATGATGTATAGCAGGGCAAAGAACTGGGATGGTTACGTAAAATATATCTCTGATTATGGGCAATTCAAAATAGGTCTTCTAAATAGGGTTTACAATGAATGCCTTAAAATGGGACAGGGGGTTAAAATCATAGATAATAGACCCCAGTTAGGAGTTAAACCAGTAATTCCAACAATACTTGGAGATAAAGAATTACGGGAAGTACAAAAAGAAGCTCTAGAAAAGATTCTAAATAATCGAGTTGGAGATACTCCTTTTCTTATCTGTGCATCTGATTTGGCAGTTAATTTCGGAAAGACTTTGGTGTTCTGTGGATTACACCAGGCTTTCAAGAGGAAACTAAAAACTGTTTTATTGTTGAACAGTGCAGACTTGTTTAAGCAGTTCAAGAAAGAGATTCCAGAACTGTTACCTGGTGAGAAGGTTGCATTTATACAGGGAAGTAAGTGCAATGACTGGGGTAACTTTAATGTGTGCATGGTACAGTCTCTTGCTTCAAATATAAACCGGTATCAAAAGTTCCTATCTGAAATAGATATGGTACTTATAGATGAGGCCGACGTAATAGATAATAAAACATATAAAACAGTAATACAACATCTGTATAACTCTAGAATACGAGTAGGTTTGAGTGGTACCATCTACATGAGTAATCAGAAGAAGAAGTTAATACATAACCTGAATATCATGTCATTTATTGGTGATAAGGTTAACCAGATAAAATTAAGTGATATGATAGAGAAAGGGTATTCTACTCCTATTACTTGCAAGTTGGTATATGCTCCCTTTAAGTACTCTAAAGATGTGGATTACCCAACAGAATACAAGGAAGTGATATCAGATAATGTTAAAGCTTGGAAACTATCCCTTGACCGTACCAAGTATAACATTGGTAGAAAGAGATTACCAGCTTTGGTAGTATGTAAGTTTATAGGTCATTGTGAAAATCTTTATCGGTATTATGCTAAACATCTCGGGAATCAATACAACATACAATATGTACATCATAATACCAAAGGGCGTGATGAAATTCTACAAGCTTTTAGAGAAGGTAAAATCGATATACTAATAGCTACCACGATTATTTCTAGAGGTCAAAACTTCCCTGAATTAAAATATCTGCAGAATACTGCATCAATGGATTCTAATGAAAAATCCATACAGATATTGGGACGTCTTGCAAGAACTCACATGAATAAAAAGAAAGCATACCTGGACGACCTTCAATTCCCGGGTAATTATCTAAAGAGACATGGCAACCATAGACGAATGTATTATCAGAAAGAAAAATTAAAGGTAATCAGAGTGGAAGGGTAATACGCATATATGCGCACGTATATACCTACACTTATAACTCTATTAGTATTTAGTATACTAAATACTAATAGAGGTTTATATAGCTAAAGCTATATAAACTTATACTTAACTTACTTAGTAAGTATTAACTTAAGCTAAAGCTTAAATACGCACGCACGTATAATGGTGAACCAGAAAGTTAGTGCATATACTATTCTACATCAATGACATTGAAATACCTATTAACTATCACTTGATATCAAACTCTCAAATATATGGCGAAGAAAAAGAAAGACAAGTTAAAGGAAGTAAGGAAGGAGTTAGAGACTGGGGATATTCTTGAACCTATGGATATCACTAAACTCGGTTCGGGCTCAGATCCCTGCTTCGGTAAGAATTACGACCTATCAACCAAGGAATGCAAGATGTGTGGGGATTCCGAACTCTGTTGCATTAAGTTCACTGCTCTCATGGGTAAGACTCGTAAAGAGTTAGAAGCAGAAACTAAGTTCAAGGATTTAGAACCTTTGGTAGATATAGAAGGTTGTAAAAAGTACTACCGTAAATTGGTAAGAGAAAAACTGGGTAAGAAGGAAATACTCGATAAGCTTCAGAGTAAGTTCGAGTTATCACGAAAAGAAGCAAGAGACATTTATCGTAAATTCAACAGTAAATAACATGGTACAATTAGAGTTCACAAAGATTCGAGAGGTTAAGTCCCCAAACAGAGCAAATGATGGGGATGCAGGTTTGGATTTCTATATTCCAAAATTAACTGCCGATGACCTATTAAAGGTAGGTGAGAAACACGAGAAAGATTTTACCGGTATCAATAGAAAGATGTTCGGTATTGGTAATATAAAATTCAAAGGCATAGATAACTCTGGATTATGTGTAGTAATAAATCCAGGTGGACGAATACTTATACCCTCTGGAATCAAAGTACTCATCAATCCAAAAGAATCCATGCTTATGGCAGCAAACAAATCTGGTGTTGCTACTAAGTATGGGTTAACCTATACAGCTGAGATAGTGGATAGTCCATACACAGGAGAACTGCACATCGGGATTCAAAACGCCTCTACTGAGCCAGTATATGTCCCTCTAAGGGAGGATAAGAAGATAATGCAATTTGTACATGTTCCCATCATACTCTCAACACCTACAGAGATTACCAATGAGGAGTATGAGGAGAAGGCAAAGAACTGGGGAACAAGAGGAGATAAGGGATTCGGTGCACACGATAATAAGTAAAACTATGGATTCACGTGATATAAAAGAAGAACCGGGAATAATTCCCGAACATAAGTATCTTGAAGAGATATACAAAATGCAAAAGAACCTCTTGTCTGGGTATATAGGCATAGAGAGGCTACCGCAATATCCGGTAGACATCAATACAAAAGCTTCTCAAACACTACTGAAGGACTTTACTGCCAGGGTTATTGAGGAGTTATCTGAGGGATATGAATCTTTTGAAAATGTTATGGCTTTATTTGAAGCCAATCATGCCAAATTGGTACAAACCCAAGGAGATTGCATAGAGTATACCGAGATACTCAATAATCTGCAGAATGCTAACGAAGAGAACGCAGATGCAATCCACTTCTTTATAGAATTGCTTATATATGCTAACATCCAACCCGAGGATATAATGACATATATGGAGAAGTGGGTAAAGGACAACAATTGTACTCAATCAGTAGTAGACTCTCTAAACAATATCCACGATGATATTTTGCGTACAGCCATGAATATCGGGGTAATGTGGATAATGGACGAAAACGATATCAATGTTATATTCCACAACAATGCCACAGAACTTACTAAGTGGTATGAGAACATGGATTCAGAAACACATCTGGATTATAACACTAAGTTACTCGTGGGTGGTAGGTATTTCAATCATGTAGAGTACTCAGTAAATTTCCCATACCTATTATGGAAGATAACTCACCATCTGAACATTGCTCGCAACTTCTTGAAGAATAAACCTTGGAAGCAATCCCAAGTAATGACTCAGGAGTTAAAGTATCAGTCAGAGTTGGTAAAGGCTTTCATTTACTTCTGCGGATATCTTGGATGGATAGGTATGGGTTCAAACGATGTATTCTACATATATTTCAAAAAGAACCATATCAATATGTTCCGTCAAAAATCGAAGTATTAGTATGAACATAGTTAAGGCAAAGAATCCGGTTAAGGCCTGGGAATATTTAGTAGAAGGATTCCTACTGAAAAAACCCGAATGGTTTGGAGAAGGAGTTGGTTATAATATAACCAACTCTCTTTTCACGTACGATATGTGCATAGAGATAGAAGAAGCCAAGTTTAATCCTAAGTTTGACTTTGGTAAGTTATTCTGCTATACCATGACTAAGTGGACTGGTTTAATAACCAACTACTTTGATTTGGATGTGCTTGATGAAGCTAAGATTATGATAAGAAAGTTGGAAGAAAATAAGGTAGTGAATAGAAACTACCATATAGGCTTTCACTTTGCAGATAATCATAATAGCGGAAAGGGATGTCTGGTGGGGGGAATATTCTCTCGTAAAATAGGTGTAGAAAAACCCGAGATAACTATCATTCTACGTTCATCAGATGTAGTAACCAGATTGCCTATGGATATGCTGTTATTCTGTAGACTCGGTGAATATGTATACGGGCACACTGATTTCAAACTGGTACTGATTTTGAAAGCAGCCTTTGCAGACGATACAGCCATACTTATGTACAACAATCATAAGGATATAAAGAAGGTAATGAAAGGCTGTGAAGATGTAGAACGTAAGAGAAAAATACGCAAATCATTCAAGAGGTTAATGACCAGTGATGAGAAGGTATATAAGACTTACGGTCATAGTTTCAGAGCTTTCAAGGCTTTGAGGAAAGATATCTCTTATAAACGCAAGTCAATGACTGCGGGTGAATTAGAGATTGGTAACTGGGATGGGATTCCTCTCCCATACCCCTGTTCTTCAATACTCAAACGAAACGAGATAAAGAAGACCTACTTAAAGTTTACCAGTAAGTATGGGCTTAAATTAAAGCTGGAAAGTGAAGGTAATGAAGGCAAAAGAAAGAAGCTACTCTCATTTGGAGCATCAGAGGGAGAGCCAGAAGAAGTTGGATATCAAATACCAGGACAAGAAGATGAGTAAGCTCAAAATAAAGGGTAACTTGTTGCAGTTCAAAACCAGTATGAAAGCTTGGGAAGGACTCAACAGGTTATTCCTGTTCAATACCGCTGGTTTGGACATAGAAAGGATTGGTAAAGCTCAGTATATAAATGATTTAGTCATTAGTATTAAAGAGCCTCTGGTAGACCCTGATTTTGATTTCGGTAGGCACTTCAACTACACCATGTCAAAATGGAAGTCCTTAGTAGCTAACTACATTGATGAGAATAGTTTGATTGACTTGAGACAGGAGGTCAATACAGCTATGAACTCAAGGAAGATATTCAATATAGGTTATCAGTTTAATAATAAACATGCTCACGGGAAGAACTGCCTATTATCCATGACAGTGTCTAAAAAGGCTGGTATGGATAAACCCATGATAACAGTATTCATGAGGGCATCAGAAGTTACTAAAAGACTTATATGTGATTTACTCCTCATTCAACGCATGGGAGAGTATATATTTTGGAATGGTCAGAAGTTTCAAGTATCAATACATTTCAGTCAGATATTTAATGATGATACCGTATTACTAATGTACCATGCTCATGAAGATTTACTAAAGCTAAGTGATAAACTCGGTATATACGACGGGAATTGGTATGAGCGATTAAAGTACCTACTAAAAGTAGACCCTGACAAGATAAAATACAAGGTACATAAAAGAGCTTTGAAAGTACTAAGACCAGAATTATTCAAGTACCCAAAAACTCTGGCAAAATATTGTACACTCGGTAGTGAAGACTGGCTACCATTCTAAGATAGGGAAGTCTATTGAATTGCAAATACCAATGCAATGAAAATAGAAGTAAAGAAATCTCCCTATACCAGTAAACTCGGTGGAGATATAGATATAACTTTTTTCCACGGATGACGGATGGTTATTTAATACAGTAGCCAACATCAGTGTAAAAGATTTAAGGCAGCTTAAAAGAAAGATAAGGAGGTATCTAAATGAAGTACGAGAGGAAAGGTAAACCATATTTTGGAGTGGAGATATCAGAGAGTAAATATCCCGATAGGAATGGCAGGGATATAGAGTTATCTATATGTATCAATACTCATCATTGGGTAGGTCTTCCCAACCTGAATATTCAGGACCTAAAAGAACTACGAAAATCTATAAGAAAATATATTAAAAATCACGAACAATGAGAATATATTCGAACCCTTACGAATTGATGTCTGAGACGGCAAGAAATTTGTATGAGATGGGTAATGAGGTAAAACCCAAGACCTATCAAAATAAAGTTATTGAAGGTGAAGATGATTTCATTACCAAAGAACTTATATGTGAGCAGTACTGTTTAACCCGTATGGAAGATCCGGCTCCTTTATTTGTATTCACTAAGTCTCAGGATTGGGCAGATGCAGAGTTCAAGGAAAGAATAGACTCAGAATCTACTAATCCGGGTGAAGCATGGAAATTACGTTCTGAAGTATGGGAGGAATTCCTGGTAGATAGTAAGTTTGACTACACTTATAGCGAAAGGATGGGTGAGGTAGTAAGCTACCAGGGTGTTATAACAACCAAGCTATGGGCTGTTATCAATTTGCTCCAGGATGATAATGATACTCGTAAAGCTATATTAAATATTTATGGTGAGGACAATAAATTAGAAGATTCTGATGCAAATCACTTGGATGGTAGTATGAGAATACCCTGTTCTATGTACTACGACTTCCTGATCCGAGAAAATGCCCGAGGGGAGAAGCAATTGAATATTTGTTATCACCAAAGGTCATCAGATTTTGTAACCCACTTCGGAAATGATGTATATCTGGCATGGAGACTCATGGAATACGTAGCTAGAGAAGTGGGCATCAAACCTGGTTATCTCTATCATACTATTGATAGCTTGCATAGTTATAAAAAGGACTGGGTAAAACTCAAAACTTCTATCCAGACCGAATTAAGGTAACAAAGAAGGTAACGGTGGTTGAACTTAGTTTCTTTTCTGTCAAGCCGAGATTAGTAGTAAAGCCGTTACCTTCACCTGGACCCATAGCTCAGTTGGTAAGAGCAGCTGACTCATAATCAGAAGGTCGGGGGGTTCAATCCCCTCTGGGTCCACTTATGAATCTTTACTTTGCGCTGTGGACAACGAGTCCTGATTCATTCCCAGGTACTGGACGGTAGTGATATAGACTGGTACCTAATTTACGGAAGTAGCACAGTCCGGTTAGTGTACTTGCTTTGGGAGCAAGGGGTCGCAGGTTCGAATCCTGTCTTCCGTACAGGGCTATAGCTGGGTCATAACAGGAGAAACGACCTCCAGCTAGCAATGGGCAATAAATCGGTACGAGATACCAAAATCCCATAATTAAAGTCGAAGGCTATAGCATTAGGAGATGAGTTACTGTTCTTCGCTCATCTCCCCTTTTTATAAAAGCTCGGATGGTGAAATAGGTAGACACGCCGGACTTAAAATCCTGTGACCAGTAATGGTCGTGCGGGTTCGATTCCCGCTCCGAGTACATGATTTTATAATCCTTATGAAAGGAGACATTATATATAACTTGATAAAACTTCTACAAAATAAAGAAGTTGGTCAGACATTTAGGTATACTTACTTACAAAGTACAGGAGCTAAGACAGCATATTTATATTGGTTATGCTGTCTTCTTTGTAGAGCAGGGTATATAAAAAGAGTAAAGAACGGTATCTTTCAAGTAGTAAAGAATACATCAGACTTAGGGTCATGTAAAAATCTATTCTATACTGCATATAATAAGAATAAACATGGAGTCAAGATATGACATAATCAAAAGTTTCTCACAAGTCAAGCGGCTTGTGAAAGCTTGTTTGAAAACCGGCATAGCTTCCGTCGACTTCGAGACAAATGCAGAAGGTATTTATAATAAAACCTTCAAACCCACAATTTTATCTGTAACCTTTCAAGTTGGTTCTGGTGTATCTATTCCATTATGTCACCACGAATATGAAAACCCTCATTGGAAACGTTGGTTAAAGTATTTTGGTAGAAAGGTGGTTGAGAATCCCAATATAACTAAAGTGGGATGGAATCTGAAGTTTGACCTTCAGATATTCGAGTTGTATGGGATATATGTTAGAGGTACTGTTCTGGATGGAATGCTTATGAAGTATCTTCTAAATGAAGAGAAACCCAATGACCTGAAGTCAATGGTTAGAAGGTATCTACCAGAGCATGGCGATTACGAGAAGGCAGAGAAGTTTGACAAGATACCTTGGGATAAGAAACCCTTGGAATCGTTATGCAAGTACGGTTGTCAGGATACCGATTACACTCTTAGGTTAGCCATGTTCTTTGAAAGCAAGCTGATAGAGGTTGGTATGTATCCATTATTCAGGCATTTGATTATGCCTGCTTCTCGGGTTTTGCAACATGCCGAGAAAACAGGTTTATATCTCGATAGGAAGTTCAATCAGGAATTACTTGAATCTTACAAGCCAAAGATTGACCAAGCAACTTCTAATTGCTTGAATCTTCCTCGAGTGAAAAAATTCTCTAGATGGCTTGTCCAAGAAAGAATAAGCAAATACCTTGCATCTATTGAAAGTGAACTCGAGGATTTAGATTACAACGACCCGAAAGATGCCCGTAAAATAGCGAGCAGGGAACAAAAAATATCTAATATTAGAGCGGGTGTATTCACTACTAAAAAAGAATTGGAATTAACTCGGGAAGTAAACTTGGGAAGTCCTATTGACTTACCCTTGTTATTATACTCTAAAAAGGGATTTAACTTTCCGATAATAAAATACACAAAGGATAAGAAAACAAATCGTGATACGGATAAGCCAAGTACTGATGAAGATACGTTGGTAGAACTTCGATTAACGGTTAAAGACCCCGAAAGTCCAAAGGCAATTTTTCTGGATAACCTTCTTGAGTTGAGAGGGTTAAAGAAAATGTATACAACATATATAGAGGGGTGGCATGATAAGGTACAGGATGATGACCGGATTCATGGTCAGTTCAAAATCATCGGTACTACATCCGGGCGACTAAGTAGTTCTGAACCTAACCTTCAGCAGATACCAAAGACTTCAGTAGATGCTAATATTAAGAAACAGTTAGTAGCTCCAAAGGGGAAATTATACATGGCACTTGACTACTCTCAGGCAGAGTTAAGAATCATGGCACACCTATCGGGAGATGAGACTTATCTTGAGGCATTTGCTAAGGGTCAGGACCCTCACCTTGCTATTGCAGCAAACAAGTATGGTGTATCATACGAGGAAGCAAACAAAGCTTACAGCGATGAACAACATCCTGATTACAAGCTTTGGAAAAATCGAAGGAAGCAGGCAAAGCAGATATGTTTCGGTATTATATATGGTATTCAGAAGAAACTGCTTGCAGTTAAACTATCTGACCCAAAAGCTGGTATTATTGTAACACCAGATGAAGCTCAGCAACAGTTGAATGAGTTCTTCCAGGAGCACCCGAAGATTAAGAAGTTCATGATTAACCAGGAGAAGGTACTGATAAAACATGGATATATTAAATCTTTGTTCGGTAGGAAGAGAAGGTTACCCCAGGTATATTCGGATAACGAGCAGGAAGCAGCATACGCAGTACGATTATCGGTTAATATGCCATGTCAATCAGCTGCATCAGATATGAACTTATTCGCTTCAATCCTAAACTATTGGAAAATGAGGCAAGGTAAGTTACCATTTATGCAAGAGACTTGTAATGTTCATGATGCTACCTATTACTTGGTAAGTCCCGAATATATAAATACCTGGGTAGTATACGAGATTTGGGAAACTTGCCGTAACCCAAATACTAAAGAATACTTCAACTTCCAGATAGACGACGTAAGTATGTCAATGGACTTCGTTATCGGGCGTTCTATGGCAGAGGAACTACCTTTTATTCCTGGATATGATTATAGGAAAATGCTTGAACCAGATTTTAATCCTGATGAGTACTTAGAGGAACATCGTAAGTTCAAAGGTATTGAAATAGAAGATTATCCTAAGTTATATCCAGAAGAGATAGAGAAAAATAAGAGAGAGTTTAGGAAGAGAATGTATGAAAGGTAATATACCATATTTTGATTGTTACCATGTTACTCGAGAAGGTAATGTGTACTCTAAGTATAGAGATAGAGTTACTTGGAGGAAAATGGCTAAGAGAAAGAAGAACAATGGTTACCTGATAGTAAGCCTAAGAAATAATAAGGGGATTAAGTATACGTTTAATATACATAGGTTGGTAGCTTTAATCTACATTCCAAACCCAGATAATAAACCGTGTGTTGGTCATAAGGATAATAATCGAGAAAATAATAAAGTAGAAAATCTATATTGGTGTACTAACCAAGAGAATACTCAACAATGTATAAGAGACGGTAGATTTAATATACCAAGCCCTAAGTTGAGTGAGGAGTCTATAAATAAGATGATAGAAGATTATGAGAGTGGTATGAGTAACCTACAGATAAAGGTCAAATATGGAATAAGCATTATGACCATGTATAAATACTTCAGTGAAAGAGGTGTTATATGGAAAAAAGGCAAAAGATAGTACGTCTATCCCAGATTAAGAAAAACACACTAAAGATTCTATTTCAAGGGAAAACCTATGAGATTGATTTAGACCAGGAACTCATGATTGATGAGAACATGGTCAATCAGTCTTTACGTAGAAGTCCATCTAATTATGCTCTATTGGTGATGGTAAGGGATAGACTTATATATAAAAGGGATAAACTCGAAAAGGCAAAAGACCAAGCCTATAGTAAGGCATGGCTTTACTACAAAGAATCGGGTAATATCAGTAATGAAACAGCATCACATAAAGCTGAGAATAATCAAGCCTATCAGGGAGCATTGAAAAGGTATATGAAGGCTGAATATAATGCTAACAAGTTAATCAGTATATGTAAAGCATACGAATCCAGAGAAAATATATTGAGAACTGTAAGTGCGAACTTACGTAAACAACAGTAGCTATGTCAAAAGTAGAATTAAACCTCTTATCGGTAGAAAAAGCCAAGTGGTTAAATGAAAAATTGAAAGGTGTGGGAACTCCCACAGGAAGCCGGGTACTTATTGTATCACCCGTAGTAACTGCAGATACCAAAACTAAGGGGGGACTTTATATCCCTCAGGATCATGATAAGGATACCGTACCTCGCAAAGGGGTAGTAATTCAGGTAGGACCCATAACTAATGAACAACGGGAAGATTATCCTGGTCTTCAGGTTGGAGCTGTAGTTACTTATGGTTTGTATGCGGGTAAAGAACTGGATATACTAGACCTCCCCGATCAAGTAACCACTATATTATCCCTGAACGAAATACTTTATATTGAAACTAATGAATAAAGCCATGAAGGAAGAGGAAAAGAAGAAAAAGAGTGGGATAATGACTACTCGGGAGAAGATGCTTGCTAGAAAGAAGGATTTAGAGAAGCGTAGTGGAGGTGGTGGAATAATCTACCCGAAAGAGGGAACTACCCGAGTACGTATCAAATCTCGTGGTGCAGACGAGGAATTGGGAATCGAGATTATTCAATTCTATCTTGGACCAAAGGAGGGAGGTATTATATCTCCGGCAACTTTCGATGAGCCATGCCCTTTCATGGAGAAGTTCCAGGAGCTTAAAAACTCTGATGACCCAGATGATAAGGCATTGGCATCGAAATTGGTACCGAAGAGAAAGTATCTCATCGGGGTACTCGGGTACAAAGATACCAAGGGTAAGGAAATTGACCCCGACCGGGTGGATAAACCCATGATGGTACCCCGTTCGGTATATCAGGATATTATCGACCTTTACCTCGATGAAGAGGACTGGGGAGATATGACTGACCCCGTAGAGGGATATGATATCAAAATCACCCGTACTGGTACCGGTAAGAATGATACCAGTTATTCGGTATCACCCTGTCAGAAAACCAAGCTGGACAAGAAGTATCGGGGAGAGGTGGACCTGGAGAAAGCAATCCGGGCAAATATCCTTTCCTATGACGAGCTCGAGGAGAAGCTGGCTTCATTCCTCAATGAGGGGGATGATGACGATGAGGATGAAAGACCACGTAAGAAGTCCTCTTCCAAAAGCAAGCTAGCGGACAAGAAAAAGAAAAAGGGAAAGAAATATAAGAGTGATATCTAAGATTTTCTAGATATATACCTAAAGTAGGAGTGGGGTATAGTTTATATCCCACTCTTTTCATATTATAAATTACAAGTATGGCAAGAAAACCTAAAGCTACCCGAAAATCGGGAGGCAAAAAGTTTAAGATACCAACACAGAATGAGATACTCAAAAAATATGGGTCATCTCTCCAGTTCAAGGCCAGTACTATAAATCACCATGGACTATGGATTCCATCCACATTCTTTGCTCTCAATTATCAAATGGGTGGTGGTGTACCGTTCGGGAAGATAATTGAAATCATGGGAGAAGAATCCTCAGGCAAGTCCCTGATAGCTTACAATTTTGCTTATGCTGCACAACAACTCGGGGGTCATGTAATATGGGTGGATGCAGAACAAGCATGGATGAATTCATGGGCAGAGGAAAATGGTCTGGACCCTGAACGAGTAACAGTATTAAATGATACCAGAATAGAAACTATTTCGGATGCTATTGCTGATTTAGCCATATACTGGAGGTCAAAGCTAACTAATAATGAGCCTATCATAGTTGTGATAGACTCCATAGCAGCTCTGGATTCTATAGAAGCCATTGATGCAAAGATGGCGGATAGCAAGGCCGAGATGGGCAACCGGGCAAAGCAGATATACAAGATGTTCCGAATAAGGAACGAATTGTTCTATCGACTCGGAGTAACCATGGTATGTATCAATCAATTACGTAGTAAACTGGGTGCAGGGTTTGGTCAAGATACCAGTACAACCCCTGGTGGAGCAGCACTCAAGTTCTATGCTTCAATCCGGTTAGCTTTCTATTCCGGTAAGACTCTCAAGATTAAGTATAAGGGTAAGGAAAGACGAGCAGGTAAATATGTAACTGTTCAGATGAAAAAGAATAAGGTATCTCCTCCTCGAGAAACCATATCCAAAGCCCCTATATACTTCAATCCAAAATACCATGAAGTTGGCTTCGACCGATACTTCTGGTTAGAGGAATCTCTGGAGGATGCCGGAGTGATAGAGAAGCTCGGTGGTGGAACATACATGTTTGAAGGAAAGAAACTCTGTCGAGGTGAAGAGGCTTTCCACAGGTTAATCGAGGAAGATGGTGAGCTAAGGAAAAAGCTATTAAAGGCTGCTGGAATAAATACCATAGGAACCACTAAGCGAAAGCTCAAGAAGATTACACGAAACATGTTCCCTGTTGATGCAGACTTAGACTATGAATCTCAAATAGAATCTGAAGATGCAGAAGAAGACGAATACATCCCGGACGAGGGGTAGAAAACCGAGAATGCTCATGGTAGTGGACGGGAGTAACCTTGCTCACCGTTCATACCATAAGTTTAAGAATCTTAAAGCCAATAACGGAGCTGGTACCGGGTTGGTGTATGGGTTCTTAAGAATCCTCGGTTCATACTTAACTCGGTTTAAACCAAGCCATGTAGTAATTACATTCGATACTCATGAAAGCAAAGAGTCTAATTTCCGTAATGGTCTACTCGAGGGTTACAAAGCACACAGGAGTAAGATAAGTATGGATTACGGGGACTTCAATAAACAACTATCCCTATTGAGAAGGATTCTAAGGTTACTCGGAGTTCAGATGATTATCGATAAAAAAGGCTTGGGATATGAATCTGATGACTATATTGCTTGGTTGGCAATAAACCATCCGGGCAAATCTCTCATAATATCCTCTGACAAAGACTTCTGTCAATTACTCGACAAAAGAGTCAAGATATTCAATCCTAACAAAGATACCCTAATCCTTAGTCAAACTTGTAAGGATATAATGGGTTACTCTGCTGAGGAATGCGTTGACTACCTAATACTTAATGGAGATAAATCGGATGATATACCAGGTTATTATGGTATGGGAGAAGTGAAGACTAAAGCTTTCCTGAAACAATATGGGAGCATAGCAGACTTCATAGATGCAAAAGGAGCAGAGTTCAAGGGCATTGAAAGGGACCAGCTAGAAGAGTTATACAAGAAGAACAAGCCTCTTATAGACTTGAGAACTGCATTAACTCTTCACCCTATCAAGAAAGTCCCTTGGGTAAAAGGATGTACTAATAATATAAGGAAAGACAGGTTATTCATGGTACTTGACAAGTTTAACCTAAGGTCTTTCAAGATACCCGATTTTTTGGAACCTTTCAAAAAACTACAACATTATGTACAACTGTAGGAAATATCAAATTATGTTCACCGGTGTTTCGGGGGTTGGAAAAACAACCATTGCCAAGGAAGTAGCGGATATGTTAAAGATACCTTTCATATCCGGGTCATATTCGGATTTGGTACCTGAAACAAGAGACATGCCTCATGCTGATATGATTCAGCAAGATGCCAGTACAGTATTTGCTCAGGATATGCAAGTACTCAACCTGCGTAACAAAGCTTTCAGGGGAGAAGACAGCTTTGTAACTGACCGGTCATACTTTGATTCGGCAGCATACTTCATCAACAAACTTTCTCACAGGATAGCCGAATGCGACTTAGACCATGCAGTAGACTTATGTCGTATGTTACTTGGTCAACAGTGTACTCACCTAATTTTCATACCTTTTTCAGCAAGCTTCTTTAACGAGTGGGTAACAGAAGACAATGGTAAACGAGTATTATCTCGGTATTATCAATTCCAGGTATCGCAGGTAATGTATGGTATACTTGACCTGTGGGGATATAAACCCGATTCAAATATACTCCAGTATGTAAATGGTATACCTAATACCGGTACACTGGAAATCATGGGTTACAAGATAAAAGTCATGATACTGGATGAGATGAACTACGAGAAGAGAAAACACCTTATCAAGAAATTTCTTCAGTTATGAAGGTGATAGGTATAGCATTCTCCGATTTGCACTTAGGAGAATTCTCTAAGTTCAATGAGGATAACAAGAGGACCCTAAGTATTTTCAGGGTCCTCTCTTTGATTAAAGACTTATGTATTAAGTATAAATGCCCGGCATTCTTTTGCGGGGATTTTATGCACCGTCCAGAATATATAAGTACTTCACTGGATGAAATTATAATAGAACAGTTCGAAGAGTTAAATAGGTGCGAGGAATTTAACATATATGGTATATCAGGAAACCATGACCTGCAGAAAAGTAATTCTATAACTAATCAATCACCATCACACTGGGCAAACCTGTGTAGAAGATACTCATTCCTACACAATATAGACTTCTCATACCATGAGTTTGATAAGTTCAGAGTAGTAGGTATTCCTTACTTAGACCATAACAAAGGGTTGGATGGGCTAATAAAAGCTGAGTTGAAAGAAGCTATGTTAAAGCCAACAATCCTATTATTACATACTGATTATCCTGGAGCTAAAGATACCGACAACACTGAAGTTGGAACAGTAGAGAATTTGAATGTGAATTTACTCTCTAAATTCAAGTTGGTATTGATAGGTCATATACATAAACCACAGAGACTCGGAAAAAAGATATACATGGTAGGAGCTCCCATACAACAGAGGAGAACAGACCGTAATTGTAAACTTGGATATTGGAAAATATATGAAGACTTCTCAATGGAATTCAAGCCATTCAAAGGCTTTCCTAAATTTGTGGATGTATCATCAGAAGATGAAATTAAGGATGACGGGAATTATTATACTGTCATTGCTAGCAAGTCTCGGATTATGGCGGTGGAAGATACCCCGCAAATAACTCGGGAACTTACTAAGAAAACAATGGTAAGGAGATATATGAGGGCAAAAGGTATAAAAGACCAAAATAAAAAGGCCACATTATTAAAAGTAATCAAGGAAGCAGAATGATACAGTTTGGTAATATTATAATCGACGGCTTCTGTTCTATATCTCATTTGGAACTAAACTTAAGCTCAAAGGGGATAACTGTAATTAGGGGGGCAACAGGAGAGGGTAAAACTACAATCTTATCAGCATTAGTTTGGGGTGCTTATGGTAAGAATATTAAGGGTAAGTCTGATGTGAATACCTGGGAGAAGTATCGACCCAAATCATATCAGGGTACTAAGGTAGAAATATACTTTGGTAAGAATGGTAAAACTCACAAGATAACCAGATGCCTTAAGTATAAGGGTGAAGTGAATGGAGCCAAAGGTAAAGATAGACTTATATATGAGATAGATGCTGTTGAAGTACAAGAGAAAAGTAAGGGGGAGATACAGGCGCTTATAATCGCTGATTTAGGTATGTCGTATAGTCTTTTTATGAATTCAGTACTATTCGGTCAAGGCATGAAAAGACTGATACAAGAATCTTCTTCAGACAAGAAAGAATTGTTTGAGGAGATTTTTGAGTTGGAATACATATCTAAGGCCCGAGATATTGCTAAGGGTTACTATACTGAAGCTCTGAAAGAATATCAAGATATCTATCAAAGGTATAGAACTTTAGAGGATAAGAAACAGTCCGTTCAAAGGATGGTTGATGACCTAAAGAAACAGGCTAATACCGTGAAAGATGACATCTCTTCAAAGGTTAAAGTTCTTGAGAAGAGATTATCACTGCTAGCTAAGGCCAAAAAATCAAGTGAGCTTAAGGAGACAGTAACTCAGAAAAACCGAATCGAACAAAAGTTATCAGATGCAAAGGAGAGTCAAAGGGATATTATCAATAAGATAAATGATGCCAGGAAGAAAACTAAGGTATCTCTAGAAGAGTTCATTGAAGGAATAATAAAGTTATTGAAGAGGGGTGATATTAAGAACTCTTTGAAACGCCTAATAGAAGTAAAGAAAGCCTTTGGAGACATTGAAAGGTTACAAGGTAAATATTCCAAGATATCCGACAGAATATCTGGTTATCGGGATGAATTGGAAGAACTTAGGGATAAGGAATACGAAGTAAAGAAGATACAAAGGGAGATAGAACAAGTAGAATCTGAAATCAAAAGGCTATTTTCAGAAAAGCGGGTAGGAGTAAATAAGGGGTTAATAACCAAGTATAAAGCCCAGCTTTCGACCTTAACCAAGAAATTATCAACCATAGGAGAGAAAATGGAAAGTCAGAAGGAAAAGGTTGATAATTACAAATGGGTAATGGATGACCCTCTTGGGAACAGGGGTATAAAAGCATTCCTATTCGAGAGCTCAATGGATATTCTGAATGAAACACTTGAATCATACTCAGATGTACTTGGGTTCAGTATCTTATTCTATGTGGATATACAAGGAGTAAAGAAGGATTTTAATACCCAGATAATTATGGATGGTATAGAAGTATCATACGAGGAATTATCTGGTGGTCAAAAAACTTTGGTGAACATAGCTATGGTATTGGCTATGAATTCTATGATTCGTAGAAACTGTAGAATTAATGTGTTATTTTTGGATGAGGTTTTTGAGGGGTTAGATAGGGAATATTGTGATACGGTAAGTAAACTATTAGAAAAGATATCCATAACCGAAAAGCTAACAGTATTCATGGTAACTCATCAAGAGAGTATACCAATCAAGGCCAGAGTATTAACAGTCAAGAGGGACAAAGGCTTATCTTACTATAGTTAATAAAATTAACTAGTGGGTATGAGACAAGATAATGTTCCGGGATTCCCAGGTTATTATATTAGTAAAAGTGGTAGAGTATACAGTAGGTATATAAAAGGTAGTCATAAAATGTCTACTTCATTCCATCGCATACGGTGTTATCAAAGGAAAGGCGATGGTAGATATAAGATATCCTTAGTACATAAAGAAAAAGGTAAAATAAAATGCTATCGCAGTAGGTTAGTAGCATTGGCTTGGGTATGTAATACAAATCCTGAAGAGTATACTGAAGTATGTCACATAGATAACAACCCTTTGAATGATTACTACAAAAACCTTTATTGGGGCACCAAGAAAATGAATTCACAACAAATGGTTAAAGATGGTAGGTTGAAAACTATCTATGGTAAGAAACACAATAATCCCAACTATATGAAAAGAGGTTGGCATGTACACAGTAAAGTTAATGAAGAGGAGTTTAAGAAAATCATAAAGCTTAGAAAAAGGGGATTTACAAACAAGTATATAATTCAAAAACTTTCTCTGAAAATCACTTCAGCAGGTATCTCGAGTATTTATAAGAAATACCAAGAGGGGTATTATACTGGTATTGTACATTAGACTATTGGTATTAAACACTATCAAACATGAGAAAGAATAGTCGAAACAAAGGAAGCAGGTTCGAGCGTACTATAGCAAAGGCCTGGGAATCCTGGACAGGATATAAATTTTCTAGAACCCCAGGTTCAGGAGGATGGGCAAAGGCTAAGGATGCTATGGGAGATTTGGTATGTACTGATGAGAAACACTCACGTCGCTTCCCATTCTCAATCGAATGTAAAAACTATCAGGATATTAAGTTCGAACATATACTACTGGGACTTAAGAGCTGTAAAATTATATCCTTTTGGGAACAGGCTACAAAGGATGCTAAACGTGCAGGAAAAATACCCATACTCATCATGCGGTATAATTCTATGCCAAAAGGTGAAGCTTTCTTTATTGTGGAAGCTGGGGAAATAGATTCGTTCCTTATGGAAAATTGTTCAGAACTTTCCCGAATGGAGATAAAAACCCCAAAAGTACATTTAGCCGTGTACATGTTCAAAGAGATTCAACGATTGGTAACATATTCAGACGTATTCAAATACGCTCGTAAATTGAACAAGTAATATGAAAACCCCCTACGTATACTGTATATTCAGGCTTGACAGGAAATTCTACAAGAGAATCAACTCGGATTTGAAATGTAGGGGGTATAAACATGTGAAAGCTATAGTACCAACTATAAGCGTACTAAAGAAGTCCAGGAAAGGTAATAACGAGTACGAGGATGTACCATTATTATTCAACTATGGGTTCATAAAGATGAAGCCTGAAAAAGCCTTTGACAGATACTACCTAAACAAACTCAAGAAAGATATCCCAGGTATACTATCCTTCATGAAGTCTTTGGACTACCGACCCAAAAGAAAAAGGTTGAGAGTAGATAATGCCGAGGACTTTGATGATTATTCAGTAGTAGCTACCATATCTAAGGAAGAAGTAAAGAAATACCGTAGGATGTCCAGGGCAAATAAGATATTCTCAGTAAGTGATATTACTCGGGTTGCTATAGGGGACTACGTTGTATTAAGGGGATATCCATTCGAGGGAATACCTGCCGTCATACTTGAAAGTAATCTTACTACTAAGATGATGCTGGTGAAGTTATATCCTGAAATGGATGGTAGTTTGGAGATAGAGGTACCAATGGAGAATGTATTATATTCAGCCTACCATGAATCTGATGAATACAAGATGTACTCGGCTGATTATGAGGTTGATTTATCCCAAATCCCTGATGGTAGTACTAAAGAGATTCTAATGAACAAACAATACTAAATATGGAACGACATCAAGAATTGGCTTGGGACTGTTTGACCGAGCAAGAGAGGGCCAGCCTTATGTTTATACAAGGCAAAGGCCTATCAACTTGGGAAGCTGGAGAAATTCTCAAGATGTCTCATTACAAGTATTTAGAACTAAAGGCTAGAGCTGAGAAGTTCTTCAAACTATTCTCCGATTACTTTGAACTACATCCATCATTAGTAAATCCTCAATCTCCTATAGAGCCAAGGTTCAGGGATTATCTATTCGGGGCCATAGTTAAAAGACTACCCAAGGAGGAAGCTAAGATACACTCAGGAGATTCTTCATGGTTATTGACTTCGATAACCAATCCCCGTATCATAAAGAACATGAAAAGGCTGAAGGAATCAGAGAATAAATGGGATAAAGACCTTTATGCTCTGATTCTTGAGTTTGATAGGTGGAATAACTATCGAATAATGCCTCGGGTATTGCAAGCTCCTACTGCATATAAAAGGAGGTCTACCAAGAAAGATAAGGTGTATCTGTCCTACTTACACAGAATCCCAGACTTCAAGATAAGGCAGTTAATAACCGAGTATTGGAAAAATGGACCATCAAGTAGGAGATACTTTACAGCTATTGTATCAGAGGAACTCTTCCCAGAAGAGGGTTATGGAGTGATGCCCATTAAACGTGAGGATGATACAATTAAGGCTATAACTGATTTAAGGATATACATATTCGAGAGTCAAACCATTGCAGACACCTTCGGGTTATTGGCAACCCAATATTTTGAAAAAACAGTGGACAGTAAAGGGGGCTTGAAGTTCTGGAAAGAATACAGGGAGGTCATACAGAAAGCTATTAACTACAAATCAATAAATAACATGGACTTTACCTGTGAAACTCTAGATACAGCCTATAAATTACGCAGGAAAAGAACTTTGAGAACGAACTCTTAGAATTTTTATATAATTATTTTGCAACTTCGAGAAATTTAATTATATTTGTATAACGAAATAAGAAAATAATTTTATACCTATATAAATATGCGCAAAAGTAAGAAAAAAGACAAAAGACCGTTAAAGCTCAACAAGGAGAAGCTAAAGATCATGGGAAGTGGGTTAGAAAATATGACCTACAAGGACATGAAGAGAAGAGCAGTTGCTCTGGGCATGCCTTTCCCTGATGCTTGTTCAGCCGACTACAATGGACTGGCATCATGGATTCATCATTCGGATAATAAGCCGGATAATGCCCTCATCGATGAATACGATAAGTGGATGGACCAGCAATTAGAACTTGCTGGATATCCAAAGGATGACTCGATGAGGAATTATCAACTCAATCTTGGGTTCATCGGTGAGGATGCAGTCACTAAACAGAAAAAGACCAAACGGGTAAAGGGGTTGGAGAAACCCAAAAAACCCAAGAAAGAAAAGGATGATAATGGTCTTTGGAAAGGAACTAAGAAATCCTACGTATTCGAATTAACCTATAAGGGGTTATCAATCGACCGAATTACTCGGAGAGTGCAAAAGAGATTCCCGGATGCCAAAGAGAAATCCATTCAGCAATGGTATCGGGCAGCACTTCGTAAACAAAAGAAGGAGTAGAGATATATGCCACGAGTCTATAGGTTTAAAAATGCAGATGACTTCGAGGAATCCTGTTACAGATTAGGAATTCCATGGGTACCACCTCAGGTTATAAAATTGAACCGAAAGATGAAGCAAGAGTGGCAAAGGAAAGTACTCTGCGGGAAAATCAAGGTTCATAAATATAGGGAAAGGAATAAACGCTTTCTGGATAGATACAGGGAATGTCTAAAGGAAGCTACCAGAATTAACGGGGTAGTAGACCCGGATTCTTTACCCCCTGATGTAAGGGCATATTTCTTGGAAAAGAAGAGGAGGAGAGAATATCATAGAAGATTTGGAAAGGTTATCAAAGAAAGGGACATCAAGATTTACCTTCATAAATGGTATCCGTGGTCTTATAACTACAAGGGAGAACCAGCAGTAGTATTACAGGGATTCTATTCATTGAAGGCCGCTAGAAAAAGGTTTTTAACCTATTATGGCAGAGAGAATCTGAAAGCCGTACACTGGATAAAAGGAAAAACGGCATTAGAGAAGAAGTTTGTTATAGGTCAATCTCTACTCATTGCTGGAAAAAGAAAGAAGCCGATATCTAAGATACTGTTAACCGAGGTATACCGAAACTCGAAGTCTTCAGCCCAGAGGGAATTAGGGAAAAGAATTGCTCGGAAAAAAAGACTTGGCTCTCAACAGAAAGAAAAGTACTTTTTGAACTTGGTAGATAAGTTTAATTATGGAACAAAAGAATATAGAACTGTTCTCAAGCCTATTCCGGAAAAGCTTATTAAGCTATCGAAGGCTAAAGAGATTGAGTCAAAAAGAAAGAAGGCTCTTTACGAAGAGGAGTGACTTAACTTGGGATCAATTAAAAGTGGCATTAGCATATAAGGCTATGACCAAACGTTCTGTTATCAGTTCCATAAGATGGACTAAAAGACATTGGTCAGAATATCAAAAGGCAGTACTAAGAAGGTTGGGTGGAATGCCCATGGTGAGAAGAAGACTCGAACAGAAGTTTATTCTCAAAGAACTATCAACTCAGGGATTTGTACCAATATCCCAGTTCAAGATGAAAACCAAAACTGGATGGTATGCCTACATAATAACTAACCAAAAGGTATGCGGAGAACACTATATCTATCCTGAACACTTTGCACATGATTACCGAGCAAATAAAAAAGGCTACAGATATATAAGCGAAGCTTTTTCAGGGATAGGACAGGAAGGATATACAAGAATCTATTATACAGCATATAAAAATGGTTATGCAAAATGACGGTAGTAAATAAAAGGGAACCAGAAAACCCATGGGATGGAGTAAAACTTATAGTGGGGGTCAAAAGGTATTATACCGAAAATGATAATGCGGTAGATGATACCTACACTCAGGAAGGTGAACCTTTTGAAGTAAAAAACCAGAATGAGTTCACTCAGAAAGTAGAAGCTATCAGGGATAAAAATGTATTCTTGAAAGCTATGGCAGTCCAAGAAAACCGAGAGATATATACTCAAAAGTTTATCACGAAACTATAATCAATCAAACATTTTTCAAACACCTTTAATCAATTCAATTATGGCAAAGAAAAAAGCTGCAGCAAAAGAGGTAGAACGTAAGGTTCTCGGTAATGGAGTTATCCTCATCAAATACGATGACGGTTCCTATGCAATCCTGACTCCCATCTCGGCAGAAGATGCCGAGGAAATCTTCGGTGGGGAATCTGAGGACTCGGATGACGAAGATGAAGATGGCGACGAGGATGAAGACTCCGACGAAGATGACGAAGATTCCGATGAGGAAGAAGAGGACGAAGACGATGAGTCAGATGAAGACGAGGATTCGGACGACGAAGATGAGGACGAAGATGGCGACGAGGATGAAGATGAGGATGACGAAGTGACCCCGGAGGATCTGGCCGGGATGGACTTCGAAGCTCTCGAAGACCTCTGCGACGACAAAGAACTCGAAACTGACCCCGATGAATTCGACGAGGAAGACGTTGAAAAACTCCGCAAGGCAGTGGCCAAGGAACTGGGAATCACCCTGCCCAAAGCATCTAAGAAAGATACCAAGAAGAAAAAGAAGTAAGGTCATTCCGACTATAACAATTCCCGAGGGCTGCTATACTCTTTATTGATTAGCTGAAGATAATACCTGGTAAAGACGACATAATTTAGTTCGTTCATTCAGGTCAGCCCTTTTTAATTAAAACCATAATCACAATAAAAATATGGCAACTAAGAAAAAGGCAGTAGAAGCAAAAGCTGCAAAAGAGGAAACGAAGAAGGGCGGTAAGAAAGAGATGACCGCTGAGGAGAAAAAGGCCAAACGAGAGGCCATGAAGGAGCGACTCAAGAACCGGGCACCTGGTCAGCGACCGAACAGCAAACAGTGCGATATCATCGACCTGGGCGGTGGAAACGTTGCAAAGACCTTCGCCATGAACGTCCGGAAGTACGGAGTTCTCATCACCTCGGTCGTAACCGACAAGGACGGCAAAGTTATCGCCGTATCGAATACCACCATTCCGGGGGTATCGGTTAAATCCAAGAAAGAGCACGGCACCCTGGTACCGAAGATGCCCGGCATGGATAAGAAAGGGAAGGCTGCCGTTGCCGAGGCTGCCGTTGCCGAGGATGACGACGAGGACGAAGACGAGGACGAAGACGATGAGGAATAGGCCCGACGCTGCCTAACCATTTCGGACATCATTACTTGAGTCATGCAGGGGAGGCCCATCCGGAATACGACCGGGGGTTCTCCCCATTTTTGTATAAGGCCATGCAAGACGATGACAGCATTATATACCTGGCATTATGTAACCAGCTGCAATCATATCAGCTGTTGCTAGAGGAAGAAAAAGATATCTCTGAAGAAAATAGAATGATGACAGAGTATATTATCTCTAGAACAGAGGAATTGATTGATAAGTATGCCCAGAAAATAGGAAGTGACACCACTATTCAAAGACCTCAATGGGACAATTTAACTCCTCCGTCAAAGGGTTAATCTATCGGATTAAAGAACTAACCAAAATGGTTCAGGATATAGATACCAGATTATCTATGCCTGGACTGTCTCCTGGCAAAAGGCAGGCTTTAATCAAGGATAAGACCCTAAAAATAGGGAAGGTAAAATCTTTGGCAAAGCGCATAGAAGATTTGGCCAATGGGAACATCTTAACCATAATTTTTGAAAACAAAGACTCTGGTGAAAGGTTCAGAATTGTATATACCAACATATCTCAGGATGATGCGGTTGCCCATCTTAAGTTGATGGCAAATCTTCAGGGGATGGAAATAATCATCTCAGAGATAAAGGAAGTACAGACCAAAAACTCCCTAACCAAACTATAAACATGCAAAGGTAATTCAAACCAGTTTTCATTTAATCAACTCAACAACAATGGCAAAAGACATCAGCAAGAAGGACCTGGCCGCAAAGAAGGCACGCCGGGCTCAGAAAGAAATGCTGGCCTACATGGAAGAGAACAATCTCGACCCCAAGAAAGATTGGACGGGCCACAAGAAGCATGGAAAGAAAATTCAGGCATGGATAGACATCATCAATCTTGGGAACAAAAAGGCCCGGGCAGCTACGGAAGAGAAGGCCCTAGAGAAGGCAAAGAAAAACCAGAAGCCCGAGGCTCATCCCAAGAAGGAAAAGGTCACCAGCACTCCCAATGCCTACGACTACCCAATGGTAGATGGCAAGGAGATGACCTCTGACCAGAAGAAGAAGTACCGCCAGAAGATGCGTACTCTTCTGAAAACCATGTCCAAGGAGAAGGCCGAGGCCGAAGGCAAGAAGTATGCTGCAGAGCTGGCTTCAGGTACTTCGGTAGCTCCCAAGAAGGAGAAGGCAAAGAAGGAAGAGCCTTCCAATAAGGAGAAGTCCAAGGAGAAGAAGGCCGACAAACCTTCGAAAGAAGGCAAGGATAAGAAGAAGAAAAAGGTTTCCAAAGAGGAAGATTAGTATTTCATAATTGTATGGCTTCTTTCCTGACCCCGGATTATTCTATAGTCCGGGGTTCTTTGTTAGATATACCTCAAAAACTCCATTGAATTTTATTTGCATATTATTATATAAATTTATATATTTGCATAAAGATAAAAATAAATATAAACCCTAAATTATGATGAAGTCACTAGCTATCGAGTTATTTAAGGATGAGAATTCTAAACCTTATTCTTTCAAGAGCAAAGCCATGGATAGGGTATGTTTTGAAGGTGGTGATAAAATTCCAGATACTTTCAATAGAATACGTATTGCCCCTTTCGGAGAGAGTACTAGAAATTCTGAGCACCTGATAGAAATAACCCTGAGCCAAGAAGGGTATATTTATATGGTAATACCCGAAGGATATACCATATCCAGACTAGTTGGAGGCGAAATCAAGCTAATACCTAATAGTAACAAATAGATGGAAACAAGAATTACCAGAAAGTCTATCAAGATCCACTTAAAAAGACCATTATCCGCCCAGGAAATTTGGAATCGGATAATGGACATTCAAATTCAGGCGCTGGAATCCCTTTTAGAGGATAAGAGCTTAGATAAATGGAAAATTATATTCCCCTGCTATGGGACTTCTCTAGAAGCGGTGGAATCCATGGCCAGAGAATATATAGCTGCCTTTCAAAGGGTTCAGGGAGATACCTTTAATAATAGGTATGAAGATATTGAAACCATGCTGGTAAAGGGATTAAATAACAGGTGGTTCAATACTATAATGAGTACACTTTATATGATGGAAGAGGACTTGATGGAAATGAGTTCTGATTCTGTCTTCACTCTCTGGGATATTTTCTTCACATGCCAGGCATTGCGTAAAGAAAATCATGTGGTAACCATGGGACTTAACACTTTTGAGCTTAAAGGACAGTAAAGATGAAAGAAACATTTAACATCACAAGTTCATCCAGGATAGAGAAGATAGTGATGGATGATGAAACCCGGGATATCATTATCACCTTCAAAGGGGAGAAGGTATACCGATATCATTCAGTATCTGAATTCGATTTTAAGACCTTCAAGGAGGATATCCAAAACGGAGAATCCGTGGGTAAGACCTTTGAAAAGAGAATCCGGAATAAATACGCAGGCAAAAGATTATGAAAAGATATTACACATCCGACGGGGAACCCGATGAAGCTAAAACCCTTTGGGAAGCTGTGAAGAAAGGGATAATAGGGGTATCAGCCTTCTGCGTAGTTTGCATGCTGTGGGATGCTAAAACAGTTCCCCCTACCCCCGATGCAACTCCGCATTGGAAAAACTGGGATGGATCAAGGCACTTATCCGAAGTTAAAAGTTACGATTACTCAAATGGTATCATTCATTATCGAGATGAATATGTTGAGAGACCCAAGGAGTTCAATCTTCATGGGTCTTCTGGTAATTATAATCCTGGCATAACTCTACAAACATCAGGGGCATCAGTATACTTGGATATGGATGTAGAGGAATTACTGGACCAGTTAACTGAGGATGCGGACTTCTACGAATACTTTGAAAGAAACATGGATTGATATGGCAGGGATAGTAAGATTCAAAGTAAACAAATACGTTCACGGTACCAGAAGTAAAAATGTATTCGACTTCAAACCAAAAGCTCAGATTCTATTCGAGGGGGAACGTATTGGTCACATAATAGACCGAGAGGTTTATTTCTACATAAGGGTAAAACATGTGCAGGGAGAACCTGAATGTATGGAATGTCTCAACTACACTCCGGAATTATGGAATACCTTTAGTACTCATCGGGAGGCAAAGGATGTAGTAATAAAACAAGCAGAGTCAATATGGAAAACTCTGGACATATATCATCGACTTAAAAACATTCAACCAACATACGGATTATGGGAAAAAAAGTAAAGCAAACAAACAGCTGGGTATGGAAGAAAGTATTTGGTATGACTATCCTTGGATGGATAAACATCCTGATACTACAATGGTTATTTATCAGGTTGTCATATCACTGGGTATATGTAGACCCTGCAACAGATGAAGATGCTAGAGTAGATACTTTTTGGGACGATGAGAAACAGCAATTTGTTGCAAAAACTTTCTACTACTATGCCATTATCGGGTGTATTTTACCTCTATCGGGGTGGTGGGGAGACTATGTAATGCCGTTCAAATTCAAATGCCGTTTAACCAAAGTAAAAGAATATTATGAATAATCCAGTGAGAGCCATAGTCATAATGGTAAAAGTAATGATAGCAGTTGCTATCCTTTTCATTATAGCCGGGTTTATTATAGGGTGTGTAAACAAAGCAAAGGCAGCTGATATAAAGCTGTTAAAAACCCAGCATGTAGACTACGAGATATTGTTCAAAGGTCTTCACAATGAAATAAAGGCCTATGGATATTATTTAACCAAGGCCGATGGCACCAAGATATTATTGGTAGTTAATCCCGAAGGCGGTGTAATAGAAATACAAAGATGAGTACAGTAGAATTTAAGACTGCTTGTGCAGCACATCGCAAGTGTTGTCCTTACAAAGCAACGGGCATGACCAAGTGTGGTGCCAATGAAAACATTACACCTGACGGGAAATGCCCCACTAAAGACTGCCATTATATGGCCCAATTCAAAAGGGTACTCAAAAAGTTATCAGAGAAATGAAGCCATCAACTGTCGCTGAAACTTACAATGAGCTTATGGGCCCTGATTCTCTGGTTAAATCCGTAGAGATTCAAGATGACGGATTCAGACAAAATGTCTATGTTAACATGTATAGAAAACAGGCTCAATGCTTAGAATACCTTGAGATTACCTGTACCATAAACGAACCTCTAAAGAATTAGTGAAATAATTTGCAGGGGTTGATTTTTATATCTATATTTGCATAAACAATAAAGGAGAAAAGCTATAAGAGGTTAACACACCAGAAGCCAAGAACACAACCTCAAAGAAAATGATAAAAATATTTGCAAATATAGAAAAGTTCCCCTATATTTGCATTAGGAAATAAGAAATAAAACAACTTTTAATTTAATGTTAAACTTTTAAAATTGTAAGCCATGAAAAAGAACAAGAACAACAAGGCTCAGAAACTGGAAAAGACCGATTTGGTCGAAGGCATCAACAACCTCATCGAGGAGAAGGCTGAAAAGGTGGAGAAATCCAAGGAGGCTCTGAAAAAGGGCAAGAAAAAGGAAGAAGCTACAGCACCGGTGGCCGAAGAAAAGAAAAAGAAAAAGTCCAAGAAGGACAAGCTCATCTCAAAGACCCAGGAGAAAGTCGAAGCCAACCTCGTCGAGGAGGTAGTAACGAAACGGGAAGTCAAGTACATCTACCCCGCAGACTGCGAGGATACACTCTCCAGGAAGAAGTTCCGGCAGCAGGTCCGAAACAAGATCCATCAGCTGGAGCTGGCCATGCTCCGAATCGAGAACCAGGATTCGAAAGAGTTCAAGAAGGCCAAGAAAGAATACCTGGAATACAAGAACCAATTCGTCAAAGAATCCGTTGCAATCTAATCTTTCATAGTAGGAGAGGGGTACAGGGCTAAGGCTCTGTCCCCTTAGTATAATCACCTTTAACGATATGAAAGATTATGGTTGTTGGCTTACCAGATAAAGCAATTCAGAAAGTAGATAAAGAATTGCTAGAATTACATAAAGAAGTTCTTAAGTCATATCTAACGCAACGGAATCTTAAGCACAAGTACCAGAAGAAATTCTTTAGAATATACGATTATTACATTTCGGAGGGGAATATAAGAAGATTCTTCTTTCGTCCTGCTAAGCTATTCGTATATGCTTTAGTGACTGACCGATTGGATGACATAGAAGACTATGTACCCTTAAAAGATAAGAATCATGTTTCCAGAAAGAGTAAAAAGCATAACGCTTGATAAATCCCGTATCACTTATTACCTTCAATCTTCGGGAGGGGTACAGTCCCAAATGGAATACCCTATCAATCCTGAATTATATCAGGTAGAGGATTTGGCATTTGATTGCGGGATGAGGTCAAATCAATATATCCCAGATTATGCCATTAAGGGGTATTTTAAGGTAGATGAAAATATGTTGCATCCTGTATTCATCGAGAATACTAATGGGCCTCACTTATTATATATTTCGGGAATGCCCAGAAATATTCCGATAGATGAAAGGAATAAGTTTAGGTTCCCTAACCCAGTTTGGTTATCATATTGGGAAGATAGGTATATAGGCTACCTTTTCCAAGTAGTAACTAGAGAATCAGCATTAAAACACTTAATAAATCTATAACCCGTAAATAATAAGACACTATGAAAACTGCCGAGTATGTAAAACAGTTCAAATTGGACAAACCCAATTACAATTTTAACCGAGAAAAATTCATGGAGGCCTTTGGCCAAGAATTTAAGGACCGAATTGAGGCAATGATAACGGCATGTAAAAAGATGCAGGTGCAGTTCACTTACGAGAAGTTCTTGCATGCCGTCAAAGAGCAACAGGATAAATTCTGGAATATATCCAAGAAAAAACTGGGAGAGCCCTTTTCGGATAAATTATTCTCAGCCTTTTTTGCCCTACACGTAATACCCTTAAGGGCAACTCTTTTCCCTAACATTCATGCAGAGTTGGAAGAGAAACATAAACAGGCCCTTGAAAGAGAAGCTAAATTTAGGGCCGAAGAAGAAGAACGGCAAAGGGAGGCAAAGGAAAGGGAGAAAAGGGCAAGGCCTTTATTAAATGCCATAATTGCCTACAGAGTTGCCCAAAAAATGGCAAAGGAGGGTAAGGTAAAGGCTGCTAAAGTAAAGGGAAAAAGATAAATCCTAATAATACAAGACTCTAAAGTTACTAGGATCCTATGGATAATTTATTAGCCTTAACAGTTATGGTGGAAGGAGAAATCCTGAAAACCTATAAGGATGCCGGGGAAAGTGATGTAAAGTACTCTATAGAGAATAAGTCTAATTCCCTTACGGTAGAGGTATTATATCCCAAACATATAAACCAGCTGTTTTCAGGGGTTTGGGCACTGAGTAGTAAGCTTAAGTTTGAGAATCATATAGAAGATTTTAATATCTCTATAAGCTCCTTCAAATTAGTAGTAAGCCTATTCAAGTGATCCAGCAACCTGAATATTAAGGAGTTAATTTAAAAGGCCCTTTCTATAAATTGGGCCTTTTATTTTACCCTTATAATTAACTATAGAGTTTAACTATTAGATACCAAAATCAAATTCTATGAAAAGGTTAAAAATAGTTCCTCGATTCCCGAGAGGATTAGGGATAACTCAATTAGCTATACAAGCTAATGCGGGAGATGATGAAGCCCTCAAGAATATCACCAAATTTATCATTCACACCTGGATTGTCAACAATGGGAGATTATGGGCAAAGGCTTATTCAGTGCATGAGCTGGCAGATTTTTTGAAATGTGAACCAGCAATTATCCAGATGCAAATGAAACAAACGTTTCTAGACAACGGCCTATTTGACCGTAACAAGATGGAAGAAATCGCTGATTCATTGATGGGGGCTTGTATAGGCTGGGCACTTGAGGATCGTATGGAAATAAGCCAACAGCTTCAAATACTCCGGGATTGTCAGGGAGGAAAGTATGCTCCTTTCATAACCTCTGAAGTAAATAAAGCTATCGGGTTAAAACAACAATCTACAACTTCTCTTCAGAGTCTGGTAAGAGCCATATCCGGAGGTGGTACTGTGAATATTTTCAATCAACAGAACAATCAATTCAACAATGGAGTATCTGAAGAACAGACTTTAACTCGGGATGAAGCTATGACTCTGATCCAAAAAGAGATTGCCAATAAGGGAGGTATAAAAGAGTTAGAGTATGTAGAAAATCAGTATGACTTCAAAGAATTGCCCGTTGTAGTTGCAACTAAACAAGAAGGTAATAGGGGAGATAAAGAAGGATTAACTCTCAGAAAGGCCGAATTAGATAGCGTAACAGCAGACTATCATGGTGCCTTAAAAGCCTTTGATGAAGATCATCACCAAATCCGACGAGAAATCGAAGAGGGGATAGACTATGAAGAAATCGACCCAGAACTCGAGGATAACCCCGAAATTTAATTTGCAAATATTGATTTAATTCGTTATATTTGCATATCGAATAAAAAATAATAAAACTATGGATTTAATAATTCAGGCAAGAGGGGCTAAGATTACTATCGAGGTTGATGGTAAATTAAAGGCAGTATCAGCAGATGATAAGGAAGTGAAATTCTACATTTCGGGTGAAGAAGATATCCGAGAAGCCTCTAAAAAATTAACATCTTTCAATATCTGGCACAATCCCTACCCTCATTATTTGGGTATTCCCTTTGAAGTAGGAGATTTAGAACCGAGATATAAAGCCGAAATTCAATTCAATCTATAATTAAACACCCACTATGAAAGAAATTCTAAATGCAACCAAAGTAGTTGACAAGGTTAATCAACTAATCTCTGAGGGTAAGAAAATCAAGGTATTCGGTTTACCCTATCCCCCCTATCAGGAGGATATTGTATTCACAGATACTAAGGTGAATCGACAGGGATGGTTATGCACTAACAGCAAAGTAACTCTGTCAGTAGCTGCATGTGCAACCAAGATAAAGATACATACCATTACAGGTTGGTCTAATCTTTTCAAGTACATGGGAAATGGTAGATATGTAGATACCATTAGTGAGGATGGTAAATACATCGGAATGTTCATCACAGAAGATATATGTCCTGGCATGCTTCTGGGTGCATTCGATACTGATAAGCTCATAAACTTGGGTATGATATTGGATGTAACCGATAATGAAGAGGGAACTCTTCGTACAGTGACTTCCATAAATAGGGACTTCAGTGAAGGGCTTTATCATTTTCCCTCTCATACTCCCGAGGAAAATGGAAAATACTTTGTATTTGATCGGATAATGTAATATTAACCCTTTATAACTATGCACACTAATAATAAGATCAATCTTTTAATCAGGGCTAGTAGACTCTACTGTCGACCCAAATATCTTGAATTCAATTCAGGGTATTATCTCCGGATCGAATACATTATCAGAGGTTTTATCAATAAGATATTCGGTACAAAACCCCTGGAAAGAATGGTGAAAATATCGATATTACCTCAATTTCGGACTGTATTCACCGGTAATAACTACTACACTAAATATGTGGGGATAACAATAAATGTAGTATTCCCCGATACTTCGGAATTGAATTTTGAATTATGGGCTGAACCCCCTATCATTAATGCTTGGACTCATTCATATAAGCCTAAACCTGTACCAACTAAGGCTTAATTTAATAAAGACCATTAGACCTCTTATCTAGAGGTCTTTTTTGTTTTACTAATAAAACTAGACCTAAATGGGAACTAAAGTTTCTAGAATCTATCCCCACCTATAGATACCGGGA